TTTTTATTTTTTTCTATATATTTTTCTGTAGGATTAGCTATTTGGATAGTTTTAATTGGAAATAGCTTATAATAACTATAATATACGTAATAAAAAAACCATCTATACAAATAAGTTAAAAAAAAAACGATAGGGTTTTTTGGAATATTTTGTTGAGAATTACCTATTTTAGCAATGTTGTTATATAATAGTTGATTTTTTCTAATATTTACTTCTTGTTTCATTATTATATTTAATTATCAAATGTTTTTATGCTGTTTTTATTTTTTGTATATTTTTTATTTGATTTAATCTGTATTCAATCAAATCCCGCATCTCATTTTCAAGTACCGGTACTTGTATTCGCTGATAATTCTTATAAATATTATCCGGATGAATACAAATCAAATACAAATCAGTTACTTTTTTTCCATATTTATGTTCCAAAATCATTTTATAGGTATTTAATTGTAAGGCATAATGCCAAAAATTAGTATCAGGCAGATGAGAAATACATGTAGTTAATGCATATTTACCAAATTCTGCTTCATGTTTAATTTCTTGACATCTCTTCCAATCATATATTTGAAGTGTTCCATCAGGGTTCTCAAATACCATATCAATTGATCCTGATAATTTTAGTTCTTCATAATAAACCATCCATTCTGTTCGATATGGTTTTAATTCAGGGAAATCTTTAAGAAAATTCTGAAAATACTGATATTCAATACTTGTATTGGTAACATCCATACCATTGAAATAACATTCAATATCATAATGCATCTTTGTTCCTGCACTAGAAGCTGCATCACGGTTCTTATCCCAATCGGCCTTAATTTGCTCTTTAGTCATACCATAATATTTATATTTTGGATCATTCATTTTCTTACTACGCAACATATTATCAATTATTGCGTCAGCATTAAAATGTGAGAAATGACTATGATTGAAAGTTGTCACAGAAGTATATGTTCCTCGTTCACCACAAACTGTGTATATATGTGGTCCTTCCTCGAAAGTAATGAACTCATCACGTGGATGGGCATTTATAGTTGCGAGATAATGGGGGTTTCCTGGTTGGTCTGACATTTTAATAGTTTTTATTTATAACAAATAAAAAATATTATAATCAATTTTTCATAAATTTCATGAATTTATTTCTAAGCACTGAGAACGTATATTTCTCTTTAATTTATTATAAATAAAACTTCGTACTTGGGTATTTCGTTTTTCATCATTCATGCGGTCTCCACCTAAAATTTTTAAATAATAATTCATATACATTATTTTATATGTTTCCTCATTTTCTATTTTATCTTTATTAACCAAATACCAGCAACGATTAAATTCAACCAAAAATCTATATGATATAGATGCTATTAAATGATCAATATCACTATTGGATAGCAATACCCATTTTTTATTAGTATCATAAATATAAAACTTATTTGGTTTTACATCATATGATCGTATAGGTAGTTTATCATCATATTTTTCTATAAAATGAGTAAATAGATCATAAATACCCTTTAATAAATTTGTATTAAATACAATATCCAAATAATTTTCCACTGAATTTAATAACAATTCTATAAATTCATTATAACTAATATCAGGTTTCGATGACTCATTTAAAATATCATTAAAATTTCGTTTTATTTTTACTCTTACTGAATTCTTTAAATCCGCATTTTCTTTTTCTATTTTTCCAATACGTAATGATAACTCCTGTATTAGTAAAAACATCTCCTTTTGAGTTGGTAATTTTTCATATGAATCAATTTCATTATCCTGTTCACGTTTACTTTTACTTAAAAACTCACAAGTTTGTACATGACGATCAAGATTAAATTTTTGTTTATATCCTCTATTGCAATATTTGCAAATATTTGTTGAATTATGGTACATTTTTTATTATTGCTATTATAATATAGGAAAAAATCAATTTTTTAATATGAAAATGTTATTTAGTATAAATAAACCCAAAATTCAAAATCAAGAAAATAAAAATACTATTATTCAAAAATCAGTAGATCAGCAAAATATTTATCAAGCAACTGTTTATACATTAAGATATGGAATGTTTGCGAGAATGCTAAATACTAACTGCTCAAGTTGTGATAAATAATATATATTCATATTCTATAAGCAAATGAAAAAATTCTTTAATTTAAAAAATATAATATTAATATTATTGATATTATTTATTTTAGTTATTTTTGCAAATGGATTAAATTTTTATGAAGGTTATGATAGTAGTATTCAAAATTACTCGGATAACGTAAACTACCATGGTGCCGGAGTAAGAAAAGATATGCCAAAATTTATAAATGATATGATACCACAGGGCTCTAAAGCAAAATATAAAAATGGTGTAGCAGTAAACGGTTATGATGCAGATGGAATACCAATTATTGAATTTAAGGATGGTAAGCCAGTAATTGATTATGTTAATAATAATCCAATATTTGGGAAAGTTATTAGTGACGATAATAATAATAATAATGATAATAACAATAATAATGAAATTTCATTTAGTACTAGTCAAACAAAAATTGAACAGTACCCATTTTAGAGAATAATCTCTATTATGCAATAGCAGTTATAATTAGTTATTGATTTATATAATATATCCTCAATATATTATATAAATGAGTCAATTTAAAAATACAAATGATCTTTTTTTAGAACCTAAAACAACGCAATATGGGAGTCATATGATTATGACTAATGTTACTAAACAAACAAAAACAAAATATATTAATATTGATACAAGATTTAGAGATGAATATAATTATTTACAAATAGCAAATTATAATATTACTTTACCAGAACGTATAGCAGATGTTAGTAAAATGACTGTAAAATCAGTTGAAATACCTATTAGTTTTCATAATATTTCATCTAATATTGGGAATAATTGTTTCAATGTTACTATAAGTGGAACTACAACAAAAATTACTATTCCCGATGGTAATTATAATACTACGTCATTAACATCAGCATTAAATACAGCTCTAACTGGTTATAATTTAACCTATAATAATTCATCGTCTAAATCAACACTAACATCAACTTCAGGTACAGTTACAGTGAATTTTGCAATTGGGTCCACCGGTGGTTCTGACAAATATAATTTTAAATCTAAATTAGGTTGGTTAATGGGATTTCGTAATTCAACATATTCTATTACATCTACAATAACTACTTCAGAATCATTTATTGATTTAAATGGTCCTAGATATTTATATCTAGCAATAGATGAATTCAATAAAGGTAATCAACACTCGTTTTATTCACCATTATACACATCAATAATCAATAAAAATATTATTGCACGCATAAGTTTAGATCCATCAAATCATAGTTTTGGAACTGTATTACCCGTAAATTATTCAAATGGATTATTATTAAGTGATACAAGAAGTTATACTGGAAAAATAGACTTACTTAAATTAAATGTGCAACTATTAGATGAAAATGGTAATAATGTTGCATTAAATGGACTTGATTTCTCTTTTTGTTTGGAAGTAGAACATGAATAAAGGGAACCTACGGTTCCCTTTTGAACCCTCCCTTATTTAAAGTATTCTATGGTTCCCTTTTGAACCCTCCCTTATTTAAAGTATTCTATGGTTCCCTTTTGAACCCTCCCTTATTTAAAGTATTCTACGGTTCCCTTTTGAACCCTCCCTTATTTAAAGTATTCTATTTTTATTATTTTTTATTCCGTAAAATCGGCGTTTTAAGGTATATCCTCTCTTTTGTAATCATTTGGATACAAAAACACGGATAGACCTTAACTTGTAAAAAAATAAAATAAAATATAAATATAAAATGAATAAAACCCTGAAAAGTGGAGTGAATGATATTAAATATTTAATAGTAGGAATTATGTTATTTTCGTTAACTATGGCAACAATCTTTATATTATATGCGTTAATAAAAACACCAAAGGGTAATAAAGTGATACAGGATACATGGAGGTGGTGGTGGAATAGGACATGGTGGAATAGGACGCAGAAACGGATTCGGAGGGAACGGATTCAGGGGGTGGTTTAGGGTATGGTGGACATACTTATTATGGAGGAGGTTATGGTTATACTTTATATATTTACAACGACTATTAAGGTTTATCCGTGGATAAATATGTTTATCAAAGAATAGAGATTAAATCGTGTAAAAATCAACTATATATTCAAAACCTTTAAAAAATTACCATTTACATAATGATGTATTAAAAAACTTATTAATCCAATTAAAACATCCGCCAATAAAAATATCCAAGATTGTTTGTTACCTATAATAGCATTATAAGCAAATAAAAAATATAAAATAGAATGTACGGGTCTTAAATTATTCCACCATATTTTCTCTCCAAATGTTTCTGCACCAGTTTTTCTGGATCCTGTTAAATATATGTAAATAAAACCTATAGCCGGCAGTAAAGCTATATAACCTAAATATTTCAAATATTTAGTATCTATATATTTAGCAATAATAACAAATAAAGTACGAGTTCCAATGCAACCGATTAAAAACAATAAAAACCTTTGCTGTAAATGATTCATTATATATTATTATAAAGAAAAATTGATTTTACTGGAAAATAAAATATGATATGTAAATAATCACATTAAATATCATATCATGAAAAAGGTATCAATACATAGTTCGGAATTACAAACAGAACTATCTGGTCACACCAACATTATAAATATAAATACTAATGAATTATCAAATGAACAAAAATATGCATATTATAAATTTATTAATGGAGAGAACCTATTTATTACTGGTCCAGGTGGAACTGGTAAAACACGGTTAATTAAACATCTAGTTGAACATGCTAAATCAGTTAATAAAAAAATACAAGTTTGTGCTATGACTGGATGTGCAACCATATTGCTTCAATGTAATGCACGAACTTTACATTCATGGAGTGGTATAAAATTAGCAAAAGGTCCTAAAACCAAGGTTATTGAAAGTGTATTAAGAAATCGCAACGCAGCAAAAGCATGGAGATCTGCAAAAATTCTTATTATAGATGAAATCAGTATGCTTTCCAAGAAAATATTTGAGATAATCGAAGAGATAGGACGCCTAACCCGTAAATCATCACTACCATTCGGTGGATTACAAGTTATTCTTGTTGGAGATTTCTTCCAGTTACCACCTATCGGGAGTGATGATGAACCTGATACCGAACAATTTTGTTTTGAATCGCCTATTTGGAACACAGTATTTAAATCAGAAAACCATATTGAATTAAAAACTATTTTTAGACAAACTGATCCTACCTATATTAATATTCTAATGGAAATCCGTAAAGGTGAGATTAGTGAGGAAAATAAAAAAATACTTCAACAATGTTTAACACGCGAATATAATGCTGAAAAAAACAATAGTTGTATACCAACAAAACTATTTGCTATACGTTCAAAAGTAGATTATGTAAACACACAAATGTTCTCAAAGATTCAAGAAAAAGAATATGTACTAGAATATACTTTCAAAAATGATTGTCTAACCTATTTAGATTCAGGTAAGATTATTTCTCCCGAATTACTAAAATTATGCAACTCATTATCAAGTATAGATAAAGAATATGAACTAGAGCAAATATTAAATAATTGTCAATGTAATAAATTATTACGTATTAAAAAAGGTGCTGCAGTAATGTGTACAATAAATCTAGATATGGATAATGAAATTTGCAATGGTTCTCAAGGTATTATTATTGATATCATTGAAAATGGATCAAATATTATACCTGTTGTTAAATTTTCAAATGGAATTATAAAACGTATATCTCCCCATTTTTGGCAATCAGAAGAATATCCTACTCTTGCAGTTGGTCAATATCCATTATGTTTAGCATGGGCATTAACTATTCATAAAATTCAAGGTGCCACACTAGCAATGGCTGAAATTGATATTGGTAGAACGATATTTGAATATGGTCAAACATATGTTGCATTATCTAGAATACAGTCATTGGATGGGCTTTATTTATCTGCATTTGAACCAAATAAAATTAGGGCTAATCCAAATGTTATTGCGTTTTATAATAGAATAAACCAACAGGAATGTATGGATAATTACTCAGTATTATTAGAAAATGCTATTAAAAAGTATGTTTATGACTCTAATAGAGAACCTTCAGAAGAAAAAACAAATACAAAAATTATAAAATTATAATATATTAATATTTATATATGGTAGCCGGCAGTATTTTACCAGTTACAATTCATAAAAATAAACTATATTTTTTATTTGGTAAAGAAAATGCAATGGAAGATAGTGCAAAGGGATGGTCTGATTTTGGTGGTAGAATGGATAATGGTGAAACTCCTTTCACAGCTGCATTGCGAGAGGGTAGTGAGGAATTAACTGGGTTTTTGGGTGATAAAAATGAATTAAAAAAACTTATTAATAAAGGGGGTGGTGTTTATAAACTAACACATAATACTTATCATGTACATATATTTTTTATGGAATATGATGAGAACCTGCCCAAATATTATAATCAAAATCATCGATTTTTATGGAATAAAATGGATAAAAAGTTATTAAATGATTCCAAATTATTTGAAAAAATAGAAATTGATTGGTTCTCGATTGATGATATTAAAAAAAGGAAACATGAATTCAGAAATTTTTATCAAGAAATCGTAGATCTTTTTTTAAAAGATATTGAGAACATCCATCGATTTTTGGATAAAAAGAAAAACTATCGAAAAACCAAGAAAACCTATACATAAATAGCATTTTTAGAATAATTATATATTCATGATAATATAGTAAAATATGGATATATAGTGAGAATCTATAAAATAAAAATACATAGTAATTGTATAATAATTACTATGTCTTGGAGACAATATGGAGGTACAAATAAAACATTAATAAATTCAGTAAATGTTGGTTCCGTTGTAGCAAATCAATTTTTATCCAGAAGTACTGCCGCAAATGTTAACCAATTTGATAATTTAAAAGTTAAAGGACAATTGCTATCACAAGATTATATTTTGAGTGGAACATATATTAAAGGATTAGGACAATTAGTAACTTCTGGTAATTTAATAGTTAAAAATCAACAATTTTTTGGAACAGATGCATCATTTGTTGATCATTTACCATGGTCGTATATTTTTGGTAATTCATACGGAATAAGTATTAATAATAAAAATCCTCAGGCAGTTTTTCATATTACTGGATTAAGCTACGAGGTACTTAAAATAGATACAAGCATGAATGTTATACGTAATATTATTGGGCAAAATGTAAATGCAAAGGGTATTGTAATTGAAGCAAATGATACTTCATCAAATATCTTTTTTTATAATGATATTAGTACAAATAAATTAAATATTCCAGATTCATTTATTAAAAATAACAATGGTTTATCACATGGTTCCGGTAATTCACTCTTTTATTTACAAAAAAACGGAAATATTTTATTAGATGCATCCTCTCAAATTTTTATTAATGCAAATAAATCTCCAGGAACATTAGGTACTATTTTTATTAACAGTAATTATACTTCTTTATCATCCAAATCCAAATTTTATTTAAGAAATCCAACAATTAATAATACTTATAATAATACTTATAATGAAACTGTTATTATTTATGATAATTCAAATTCAACATATTTGTATGATAATTATAATGTAAATTCAGCATTAACAGGTAATGCATTAACATTAATTTCATATGATAATAATTCCAATACCTTTTTAAGATTAATAGATCCAAGTAGTAAAGGGTTTGCATTTGGAGGTGGTGCATTCGCATTTGATACAACCCGTTCTTTTGGAACTATAGGAATAAATGATGTTAATGGTAATTATATTCCAACACAAAATATTGTTTCGGGAAATAATAATACCAAATATGCATCTACAATAGGTATTAATACATTTGCACCAAAAACAGAGAATTATGTATTAGATATTAATGGTGCTACACGAATAGGTAATGGTGAATTTAAAACTATTTTTAATTCAAATTTTGAAATTAAAAAGGTTAGTTATTCGAAAAATAGTAATTATGTATTAGCAATTGGATCATCATCATCAATTGGTGACATATCAAATAATTCTATTATTTATCCGCAATATTTTTCTTATTCTAATAATAGCGGATTAACTTGGAATACATTACCAATCAATATTTCATTTGGAGATTTTCTGAAAAATTCAAAAAATGCATTCAATTCTGTTTCTGCGTATAATCAAAATTTTGCAATTATAGGTTCTATTAATAATAATTTATATTGGACAAATAATAGTGGAATAACATGGAGTTTATTACTGTATAATTCAGGTAGTAATAATTCATTATTTAGAAATACCACTGATATTTATATTCAACGTTATAATAGCGTTTATCGTGTTTTTTTATCATTTGAGTATCCAAACACTGATAAAATCCCAAAATATAATACTAGTTATTTTACCTTTGATCCAAATAATCCATCGGATATTAATTATTCTGTATCTGATTCAACTAAAAATATTCAAAACTATTTTACCTTAACAAATACTGATGCTATACCAAATAACCCACCTTATTATTCTAATCCTGGTCCAAGTAACTTTAATTATAAAATAAACGCAAGTGACTGTAGTGGACAATATATATATTTTGTAGGTGATGGTATTGTTAAAATAGACGGAACTGTTTTATATCCTTCTGCTATTTATAATCGTAAAAATACTTATGATTTATCATATAATTCGGTCTATGTCTATAATGATAATAATATTATTGCGGTAGGTAATAACATAATATCTTGGACTTCAAATGGAAGTACTGATACTACAGGTAGTAGTTGGAATGATATTCAATTAAGCTCTACAAATATTGGAAATGTTAACTTACAAAGCATTTTTATTTATGACCTTTCAAATGCAATTGCTGTTGGTAATAATGGTATAATTATTTATAGCAATAATTGGAAAAGTTCTAGCCCTGATTGGAATACTGTTCCAAATACTTTATTAAATACTTCTGGAATTGCTACTCGTATTAATAGTACTAATAATAAATTAATTAATATTCGTATGCCAAGCATTGATACCTTTATTATTTTAAATGTTAATAGCACTTATGTTCCAAATACATATACATTTGGAACAACAAATTTATTAACAACTGGAACTTATGGTGCTAGTAAAGTATTTTATGCATTTTATCCAAATATTTTTAATAGAATTAATAACACGGTTTTTGAACTTTCCGGAAATATGGTTATGTCAGGTGATATTAACATAAATGATGGAGGGCAACTTATATCTAATAATAATACATTTTATATATTGAATAATAATGTTAAAAATATATATATCGGTAACGCATATAGTACTACTATTATACCTGGGTCAACATATATTGGAAATGATTTATCAGTAAATTCTAGAATATATGTTATTAATGATGTTTGCATGAATTCTCGTTTATTTGTTTCTAATGATGTTTCGTTAAATAGTAATTTTTATGTCAATGGGAGAACAATTCTTAATGGTGATGTTTCATTAAATAGACGGTTGTTTGTTGCAGGTGATGTTTCGTTTAATAGTCGGTTATTTATTGTATCAGACGTATCTATGAGTTCTCGACTTTTTGTATCTAATGATACTTCTTTAAATAGTAATCTATATACCTTTGGACGAACTATTCTTAATGGTGATGTATCATTAAATTCCTCATTATTTGTTAATGGTGATGTATCATTTAATTCACGTTTATTTATTAATCGAGATGTATCATTAAATTCTAACTTATTTGTTGGAAATGATATTACAGTTTATGGTAGACTTAATGTTTTTCAATATAACTCAACAAATATTTTATATACAAATGTTACCACGAGTAATTATACACTTATAGTTGCTGAAGATATGTCATTAAATGGCCGGTTAACTGTTAATTATGATGTATCTATGAATTCTCGCTTATTTGTGGATTCAGATTCTTCATTTAATAGTAATTTATATACACGTGGACGTACAATTAATCAAGGAGATGTCTCAATGAATTCACGGTTATTTGTTGCAGGAGATGTCTCAATGAATTCCCGGTTATTTGTTGCAGGAGATGTCTCAATGAATTCCCGGTTATTTGGTGCAGGAGATGTATCTTTTAATAGTAATTTATTTGTTTTGGGAAAAACTATTCTTCAGGGAGATGTTTCTATGAATACTCGCATGTTTATACCATTAATCGCAAGTGATGTTTCTATAAATGGTAATTTGCAATTATTGCAAAATATCTATATTGTAGGGAGAACAATATTAAATGGTGATGTATCTATGAATTCAAGATTATTTATTAGTAATGATGTCTCTATGAATTCGCGATTATTTGTAAGTTCAGATGCTTCGTTTAATGGAAATACATTTACATTCGGAAGAAGTATTATGAGAGGTGATATTTCATTAAATAATAGGTTATTTGTAAATGCGGATGCGTCTTTTAACAGTAATATAGGTATTACTGGAAATATTACAGCATATAACAAAATTTTTAGTACCTATTACGATACATGTGCAAATTTATTCACTAGTAATCCTAATGGTAATGGTGGATTAAACTATCTTAATAGTATTTATATAGGTGATAGTGCTAGTAGTATCAATATAGGAAGCAGTCAAGGAGTTGTTACTAATCGAACGATAACTATAGGATCCGGAGGTATTCCTAGTAATACTACAACAAATTCAATTTATATTGGAGGTGCGAATGATAGGCTTTTTATTGGCGGTTCTGTAACATCTCAAAACTTTAATTTATCATCTATTTCTATTCCGGTATTCATATTAAATAGTACTCAAAATGATATTAATGGTTCATCTATGGTTGGAACTCCTGCTGGCACAAATTATGGATCATCATTCAGTAAAATTAATAATCCAAATATATCTAGTTTATCTGATATTAGTAATAATGTTGGATATATGGGAGCTGGATTTGCTATTCGTGACGCTAGTTTGAATACATCAGGATTTTTTACTGTTTCATGCAATGGCGATGGATACTACATGAAAGCACCTACTTCAACAAATATTATAGAATTTTACCTTGAAGGATTAAAATATAGCACAAATACTAATTTTGGTAATCAAAGTGTTATTAAAAATGGAATAATGGTTTTAACCACGGATCGTAAAATAACATCATCGCAAAATAATCCAATTGTTACATATAGTGTTAGTGTTAAACCAATAGATGTTAGTAATATATTCTTACGTGATGATTTAGTTAATGACCCATCCTTTCAACGAATATTAACTTCTGTTTGTGTTGTTGGTGATTTATCATTAAATAAACGACTATTTGTATCAGGTGATGTATCTATGAATTCACGTCTTTTTGTTTCAAACGATGTATCATTCAATTCAAATTTTTTTACATTAGGTCGTACGATTAATCAAGGCGATGTATCTATGAATACTCGATTATTTGTTTCAAACGATGTATCATTCAATTCAAATTTTTTTACATTAGGTCGTACAATTCATCAAGGCGATGTATCTATGAATACTCGATTATTTGTTTCAAACGATGTATCATTCAATTCAAATTTTTTTACTCTAGGTCGTACGATTAATCAAGGTGATGTCTCCATGAATACTCGTTTGTTTGTATCAGGCGATGTATCATTCAATTCAAATTTTTTTACTCTAGGTCGTACGATTAATCAAGGCGATGTCTCCATGAATACTCGTTTGTTTGTATCAGGCGATGTATCATTTAATTCGAATTTTTTTACATTAGGTCGTACAATTCATCAAGGCGATGTCTCCATGAATACTCGTTTGTTTGTTTCCAATGATGTATCATTCAATTCAAATTTTTTTACTCTAGGTCGTACGATTAATCAAGGCGATGTCTCCATGAATACTCGATTATTTGTTTCCAATGATGTATCATTTAATTCAAATTTTTTTACTCTAGGTCGTACGATTAATCAAGGTGATGTATCTATGAATACTCGATTATTTGTTTCCAATGATGTATCATTCAATTCAAATTTTTTTACTCTAGGCCGCACAATTCATCAAGGCGATGTCTCCATGAATACTCGTTTATTTGTAGCAGGCGATGTATCATTAAATTCAAACTTTTTTACACTTGGACGTACGATTCAACAAGGTGATGTTTCTATAAACAACAGATTATTTGTATCGAATGATGTTTCATTTGGTGGTAATTTATATGTCGCCAATGATCTTACTATTAAAGGCAGATTGAATGTTATGGAATACCAATCAAGTAATGTTTTGTACACTAATATTACCACTACAAATTATACTTTCATTATTGCTGAAGATATGTCATTAAATGGTAGATTAACAGTTACATCTGATGTCTCTATGAATAATCGATTATTTGTTTCCAATGATGTATCATTCAATAGTAATATGTTTACACAAGGCCGCACAATTAATCAGGGTGATGTATCTATGAATACTCGATTATTTGTTTCCAATGATGTATCATTCAATTCAAACTTTTTCACACTAGGACGTACTATCCATCAAGGAGATGTTTCGTTGAATACTCGTCTATTTGTTTCAAATGATGTTTCTTTGAATGCTAATTTTTTTACACTAGGTCGTACGATTAATCAAGGCGATGTATCTATGAATACTCGATTATTTGTTTCAAATGATGTATCATTCAATTCAAACTTTTTTACACTAGGACGTACTATTCATCAAGGAGATGTTTCTATGAATACTCGTCTATTTGTAGGTGGCGATGCTTCATTTAATTCCCGGGTATTTATTACATCAGATGTTTCTATGAATTCACGTCTATTTGTTTCAAATGATGTATCATTCAATTCAAACTTTTTTACACTAGGACGTACTATCCATCAAGGAGATGTTTCTATGAATACTCGTCTATTTGTGGGTGGCGATGCTTCATTTAATTCCCGGGTATTTATTACATCGGATGTTTCTATGAATTCACGTCTATTTGTTTCAAATGATGTATCATTCAATTCAAACTTTTTTACACTAGGACGTACTATCCATCAAGGAGATGTTTCGTTGAATACTCGTCTATTTGTGGGTGGCGATGCATCATTTAATTCCCGGGTATTTATTACATCGGATGTTTCTATGAATTCACGTCTATTTGTTTCAAATGATGTATCATTTGGTAGAAATTTATTTGTTTCTGATTCTGTCCTTATTGGTGTTTCTGGAAACTTATTTAAATTAGACGTAAGTGGCACGAGTAATTTTCGCGGAACAGTAAATCCGATATCATTGATAGATAATTCAGTATTATTATCTAATGCACCAAATCTTGATTTATCTAGTAACTTTGGATCATCATGGAACCCAATATTCACTGTTAATAATGAACAAATAACATCGATTGCAATGTCAGCTACTGGACAATATCAATCTGCTACAACTGGAAGTAGCGGAACTATCTATACATCTAATAATTATGGTTTTACCTGGACTAGAAACAATAATGCTTTAATTACCGGAAAATATTGGTCAACGATATCTGTTTCATCTAATGGACAATATCAATCTGCAGGTGTTTTTGGTGGATTTATTTGTAAATCTAGTAATTATGGTCTAACTTGGGGAGATTGCAGCGGTGTTAAAAATTCAGATACAGCTACTGGAGACGGTATATCCACATCTCAATCGACACAATACTGGGTCTCTATTGCATTATCATCTAGTGGACAATATCAAGCTGCTGTTACTAATAGTCTTACTACTGGTACGCCAAATTATCGTGGAGATATTTATATATCCAATAATTATGGAGATAAATGGAATCTTATTACAAATGGATTATCAAGTCAAAATAATGGCCCATCAGGAGCTCCAGGAAATCAATCATACACTGGAATAGCTATATCATCTACCGGTCAATATTTAGCAGCATGTATTAATAGAAATTTTATATATGTTTCTAATAGCTATGGTATTTTTTGGACACAAGTTACTACTATTGGACAACCATATACTGCTATTAGTATGTCTTCATCAGGACAATATATTACCGCGGTTACGTCAAATACAGCTTCCGGTACAACTTATGGTACTATTTTTATATCAGCAAATTATGGAATTACCTGGTCTGATACTAATACTAGCTATGCAAAACAATTATGGAGTGGTGTTTCTATTTCATCTAGTGGACAATATCAATCTGTTATCTCAAATAATGGATCTACAAACTATAGTTTTACATTTTCTAGTGGAGCAACAATAATTACATCAACATCATCATCATCTACTTATCCATTTATTGTTCTTGGTGCAAATGTTTCTGGATCAGGTATTACTCCTGGTACAATAGTTATATCTGCAACAAATAGTACTAGTGGAAATACTAGTTTTACAATTAGTAGTCCTACAACATCTACCGGTTCATCATTAACATTTCAATCTGGTGCTATATATTCATCAAACAATTATGGTGTAACCTGGTTTGATAACACTGTTAAAAATAGTAATAAAACAAATAACACCATGTCCCAAATATGGAATGGTATTGCTATGAATACAAATGGTCAATATCAAACCGCTGTTGCTGGTGGATTAGGTGGATCTATATTTACTAGCATTACTCCATATCAACAAATGGTAATTAGCAATAATTTAACAGTTATTAATGGTGATACAATGCTTTTAACTAGATTATTTGTAACTAATGATGTTTCTTTCAATAGTAATATGTTCACACAAGGACGTTCTATACAACAAGGTGATGTATCCATGAATTCTCGATTATTTGTAACTAATGATGTTTCTTTCAATAGTAATATGTTCACACAAGGACGTTCTATACAACAAGGTGATGTATCCATGAATTCTCGATTATTTGTAACTAATGATGTTTCTTTCAATAGTAATATGTTCACACAAGGACGTTCTATACAACAAGGTGATGTATCCATGAATTCTCGATTATTTGTAGGTGGAAATATTATCGCGGGTGGTAATTTTATTTGTAATTATGCTAATAGTGGTGGACTTTTAGTAAGGCAGGATTTACCCACTACTTATGGTAGCGGTAATTTGGGACTAATAAGCAGTGCTGGTTTACAAATTGGTTGGAATTCTATTGTGTATGGTAGTGGTACAACTGATTTTTTAAATGCAGCCCAAGGCGCTGGAGTAGGTTTAGGTGGATTTACATTTTCTACAGTAGGTGACAAGTTTCCTACTGTTTCAACAAAAATGATTATAAGGGGAGAAAATGTAGGTATTGGAACACTTACTCCACTTTATAAATTGGATGTTAATGGAAATGCTAATATTAGTAGTACATTAAATATAGGAGGTATTGCATATGCTAATGGTAAAATATATTCAGGTGGAAATGCTAGTACATATACTATTATGGCAAGTGGTGAAATTAAATTATTATCATCGGGGTTTAAACACTGGTCTATTTATAATCAAAGTGGTATATTAAGTATTCAGGATACATCAACTAGTGATCAGACTGGAACACCTGGTACAAATTATTTAACGTTTGGTGCGACAGCTGGTTTATTAGATGTAAACAATATACTTGCGCTAAGAAATACTTCTACTGTAAATTATACACAATATAGTTTACTCGGATTTGGATATGGTGGTGGTAGTACGTATGGAACAGCATATCGATGGAAAATAGAAGATATTACATTAAATCGCGGCAGTGTTACTGCTGCTGCTCCAACTTTTGATTATGGTGCACAAAGTAAATTAATTTTTAGTTGTAAGAAAGTTAATTCATTTGTAGGTTCTGCGGATGATGTATCATATTATCAGTTATTAACCTTGATGCCAGGTAATATATCAAATACTAATACACGTTTTGGTGGATACGTAGGTATTGGAACAACCAGTCCTAATTTTTCATTATCTATAGAATATTCAGGAACTAATAATGATTCAACAACTTATAAAAATAATTATGGATTGGAAATTAGAAATAATTGTACACAAGCAACTAATACATTTTATAATCCAAATTTAATTCTATTTAGTGATATTAATTCAGCACAAGGAGCTATTGGTGCAGTAAGAGAAGCTCAATCTAGAGATTACAATAGCGGTTTAATGTTTTTAACAAATGGTGTAGGAAATACATATGGGTATCAAACAAACTCAGATTTTACTTTATCTGAAAGAATGCGTATAACTAGTGATGGTAAAGTTGGTATTGGAACATCAACACCTGCAGGTAAGTTACATTTACACGAAGCAACAGGTTCAATTGGTACTGGAGGCACTAGTGGTAGTTTAACTATTTCACATGGAAATCAAGGAGGTGCATCTTCTATAGTTTTTTTAAGTAATAATAATCAACCTACTGATTATGGATATATCAGATATTTGGAAAATGGAGGAGATACATTAAATACTTTTAATATAACCGCTGGCTATACAGGTGGAACTGGTGAGCAAGGTAGACTAGAAATTGGTACTGAAAATGATAACAGTAATGGTAGTGCTGCTGATTGTTTAATTTTACAATTAAGTGGTGGAAATACAGGAATTGGTAAATTACAACCTGCCTACATACTTGATGTTGCTGGTAATGTTAGTGCTACTAGTTATAATGCTACATCAGATATGCGTATTAAAAGTAATATTGCTACTATCAACGGAACATTTGCTGTTGATGTGTTACGTAAGTTAGAACCAAAAAAATATTCTTATATAGATACTGAAAATGATAATGATTATTCTTGGGGATTTATTGGACAAGAAATAGAAAAGGTATTTGATTACTCGGTTACAAAAACAAAAAATCATATACCTAATGTTTACGATCATGCGGATTTATCTGGTGACAGAATTATAACTCTTGATACTAAAAATATAAAAGAATTATTATCTGAATCATTGAATAAAGAATATCCTATTAGAATAAAACTTTTTAATAAATATAAGAAGAAAGAAATAACTAGAACTATTGATAAAATTATTGATGATAATACATTTTCCATTATAGAACCTATAACTCATAAAGATTTATCTGGTAATAAATTATTTGTTTATGGTGAAGTAGTTGATGATTTTTATAACGTAAATTATACATCTGTTTTTACTCTAACTACAGCAGCTGTTAAAGAAATTGATAATCAATTACAAAATGCATTAAAAGTAATAGATGAACAAAATAAGACAATTGAAATGCTTAAAAACGATGTTTCAGAATTAAAAACATTAGTAAATAATTTAATGCATAATTGAGTAAAAATAAATCAATAAATAAAATATATTTTCTTATCAAAAATAAAATATGTTTTATACACCTAATTTACAGCTGCAAATATTAGTATTTGTTCGTCTACTATTTAATATGCATTTACATGCTGATTTTTGCCAAGATGCATTCTTTGTTTGCATCCAATTTAATGGTTGTGGGGTTGGGTTACTATAAACAGTAGATAAAGGTACTCGATTCAAACGTTTATTTGTATTATTACATAATAAAAAGCTAGGACAATTTGTTAAAGTTGTTCCCATATTTTGAACAAGAGTTTTTTTTTTATCCATTCCTAATACTACCTGACTTATTGATGGTGTTATGCGTCCAAATATTGTTTTTGAATTCTGAATAGTATTTTCTAAAACAAATTCTTTATAATCGGAATATTCTTGAGAGTTAAGAACTGGTAAAAAATTAGTGCTTGCATCTACAGATAATACCGTATTTATTTTTTTATATTTAATATAATCACTTTGAGACATTATATATTAGTCGGATATAAAGTTTTTACAGATAACCATTGTTTTGTTATAGAAAAGGATAAATATGCAAAAATTATACCAATAATACTTCCAAATAATAATTGTTCAAATGTATGTTGTTTGTATTTCCAACGTTGATAAAATGTTATTGCTGCAATGAATAACTCTATAATTAACCATATTGGAGAACCTTTAACCAAATATAAAAATGATAGTGAGAAAAACACAGATTGAAGATGTCCTGATGGCATTCCATACTTTTCTACACCAGTGTAGGATTCATTAAATATTTTAATACCATTATCTGGGCGTTTTTGTTTTATTATACTTTTTAATATTTTATTTACTATTGTATTACCAATAAAAAATACTAAATATGATATTAAATACTTTTTTTGATTCCATAAATTAAATATTGATATTAGCAGTAGTATTAGCGGGCTTAAAAATCCTATTTTATCAATAATTATACTCATGTTCATATAATATCTATCTATTTTTTTACCCTTCTATTTTTCTACTTTTTTATAAAGCTGTTGACAAACAAAACTAAATGACCAATTTTGGTTATTTAAATCAACTACGTTTCCCTTATCATTTATTAATTTTATAGACATTCGACTAATATTTACTGGGCCAAAATAATATCTATTATTGTTTTGCAGTGTTCCACCAAATTCAACATAAGATGAACCATTTGGTAATCCGGATAATTTTAGTGGTATCATAGCAAATACATTATCAGTAAAGGGGCCTTTCCCATAACTTTTTGAGCTTTGCCCTTTTTGTATATTACTATTTTGATCATTAGCATTTTGGTATACATTTGATACCATATTATTCATTGAAGTCCTGCTATTGCTATTCAATAAATTTTGGGTTATCGGATCACAACTAGATTTCGAACGATTAGTATTAGTAGGAGTTTGTCTAGTCATATCTTGCCCAGTTATTGTTACAAGTCCATCATTTAAATTATTTAAATTAAAATCATCCAGGCATATTAAAAAATAATTATACAAATTTGTACTTACTGCTGTTTCACCCTTGATAGTTATTGTATTATTTACATCAGCAGTATAATCAGATAATATATAATAAGTAGAATTTCGATATCCTAATATCCATCCAAGGGTTGAATCCCATGTTGTATTTTGAACACCAGATGCACCAACATAACATTTTACAAAATTAATTGTATCATAAAAAACCATTTTATAGTCATTTGCTCTAAATATTTTATTTATATTTACCCTTATTCTTAAATAATTATTATGATTCAAATCGCTCTGTGTTAGATAGATAAAACTTCCTTTTGATAATGGATGTTCTGATAATAAATTATTTATTGTATTTATTAAATAATCTCTTGTATATTCTATAAAATTACCAGTACTATTTGTTTCTGGTATAGTTATTGTTATATTATTATTAGAAGTAGCATATGTACTTGAATTTGGTGAAACATAAACACCATCCTCATCAGCTATAAAAGTTAATTTATTTGATATTGAAGTATTAAATGAAATAGTTACATTTTCTATTGGTTGTGTTGATTTAATAGTAATAGCATTGCTATTACTTAATTTATTTAAATAAATATTAGTATTATTCAAATTATATGAATTATCTATAAATGTATTTGCTATTTTTAATGGATTTGTCCAAATATTATAATAATTATTATTAATATTATAAGGGTTTACTGTATCAACAAATTGTACATTATAATCTTTTGTTGTTATTTTTCTTGTTATGTATAAATTTAATGATATAGTATATGTCCCAGTATTGTTTTCAATAAATGAAATATTTGTATCAGATGTAAATAAATTACTACCCTGATATTTATAATTTTGTAAGTAAGAAGTCATATGATTCGAAAATATTATTGAATCATTAAACACGTTGATAGTATTATTGTATATAATAGGTTCTATATTATCCAAATCATTACCGCAAATATCTGTTATTGGATTTATTTTAAATAATTTCGAACCATTATTTATGGTTATTCTATTAAATCCAATATTATAACTATTTATATCAGTTAGTTGGCTATTTGTAATAGGTTCATTATTCGTATCATTACCTAGTAAAAATAGGATATTAAAACTAGTGTCAGTGAAATCAACTTGATAGTTATTATTATTAAATTTTTTTTCAATATTCAATGCTAATGAAAAAGTATTATTTGAATCTCGATATGCAAATGAATAATTACCTACATTATTAGTATTTGCATAAGACAATGCAGGAATTGCATTAAAAAAAGGAAAATTATTTGATACACTGATAATTCCTGTATTTATAGAATCTATTAATTGAGAAATAGTATATCTATTTGAAGATTGATTTAATTGTAAATTAAATGAAATATCATTTAATGGTGATAAAAAATTACTATTTACGCATTTTAAACTAACATATGGACCAGGGAGTATTTTATAAAATTCGGTATCTTTTACAATAGGTGCTTCTGCTTTTAATAGTTGTAATTCATTTGATGATTCTTCGAAATGAAAGCATGAATTTGAACCAGTCCATAAAGGTGTATACTCTCCTATATTTGATTCATCTGGAAATTGAAGTAATAATTTAGAATTTGTATTATTGGTTGTAGTATATCGATTTGGTTTTATCTTTAATTGAAAATAATATTTACCATAATTTGTACTAGTAATATCTGTTACTGATAATAATGTTATTGATGATTCATTTGATAAATTTGTATTTTTTAATATCTGTGCACTTAAATCATTTATTATTTGATTACGATTATACATTGCTCCTGATGGTAAAGATAATGAAATAGTAATTGTTTTATCAACTTCTGTTACTCCTGGTGTATATAAACATGCCGATAAATCACCTGTTATGCTATCTGTATTAATTTGGCTTATATATTTTATTATAGTAATTGTCTTACTTGTATTATGTAATTTAATAATGTTATTAGTTAATGTATTATTAGCTAATGTAAAATAATTGGAATTAATTGTATTTAATTCATAATTCTGTTGACCTAATCCTAAAAAAGAAGTTAAACTTTTTCTTCCTCTCAATACATCAGAAGGGATACCGTTTAATGATTGTACATATGGTGTTGTCCAATCAGAAAAATTTAAATGATAGCTATTTTCGCTATATTGATTAGTTATTCCAATATTAATTGTAGTTAATGATGTATAAGGATTATAGCTTATATTAGTATTTGCAAAGCTTATATCAGTATATAGTGAATAATTATTTATTATTGAATTGCTTATAGCAGTTATCAAGTCACCTGGATTATAATTTCCCGCACTAATTTCTACTTTTATATCATGATTTCCATTATTAATTCCTGGTGAATTTCCTTTAATATAAAAAAAATTACTTCCATAACTGTTTGTAATAGTATACCAAGTATATGGAATCTGTACAGAATATAAACTTAATGATACTACATCTCTTAATGGTTCTGATAATTCAAATGTAAAACTTGTTGATAATGCTTTTTGATTCGATCTATATTGACTATCAATAGTTATTATTCTGGTTATTGTCTCTTTTAACAATGGATTCAAATTTCCTTTTGTGTATTCTAAATTATGTACATTATTTACAAAATTTTTTTGCTGTTCTGTGTATTTACTTTCATCTATTTTATTATAAATACGATTATCTATAGAAAAATCATTTATTATTTTTCCATTTTCTCTTAATGTATCATCTAATTTTGATAATTGCTGTATTTTTGCATTTCCTAATAATGTTGTCATTCCTTCTATGTTTGATTCTGAATCATTTTCTTCTTCTTTTTCTGATTCATAATCATTTTCAAAGAAATGATTATGTATATCATAAAAAAAATTTGCTAATTTTTCACCCGAATCATTTTGCATAATTTTGTATTTTCGATATAAAAAAATAATCTTTGCTTCTAGTTCTCTGTCAGTTGGATTTGATAGATCTAATATATCATATAATTCACCATCAGAATATGTTGATACGTCATACATGTTATCTTCATTTCTATTATTAGAACTCATTATTTATAATAAGAGTAGACAAAACATTTATATATTTTTACTTGCTAATCGTGTTTTGAACATATTACCGATAAATTTTACTAAATCTATCTTTTTACTGCATCTATATAACATATCTATTGGGAATGATTTTAACCCCTGACCTCGTTTCATATGCTGATTTCCTTTGAAACATAAAATATCGAATACCTGCATTATCTTTTCTTCTTCTTCTGACATTTCATTACGATCAATACGATTCTTACCTATGTATACATATCGATTATAATTACCATTTTCGTATACATAATGAGAGTTAATTTGCGGGTGATTTCTTACCATTCCTATACCCATTATTTTATTTGTATCATTGTTCATCTCTAGTATAAATAATACTGCTTCAAAAGGAATATTTCGAGTAATTGGTTCTGGAGAACAATATACACAATTATATTTTGGATGGGTGCTTCGAAAATTCTCATTTTCAGCCCAGGTACTGTTATTAAAACGAGATGTTAAAAGAAAATTACGTAATTCTTTTTTATAGTCAGAAACTAACTGTTTATGAATTTTTTTTTCGTATGGAAGAATTGTTGCCATTTTTTGATTTTTATGCAATTTTATTTATTATAACTAAAAAATCAATTTTTTGAATGATATTATTTACCATAATTATTTTTGAAAAATGCAATATAATGTTTACTTATAATATAGGCATTATTGTATTACAAGTAATGGATACAGGTTATATAACTAATTCAGATGATGATAGTGATTTTGATAGTATCAGTAAAAATATTGAAATAACATCATCTACTAGCTCTACAAATAATAATGAAATTCATATAAATATGGAAAATAGTATCTCTATTGAAAATATTCAAGAAGAAACAAATCTAATTGATTATACAGAAAATCAATTTAATAAAAAAATACAGTTTGATTTGAATAAAATTAGAGATATGCAATTTACAAATATTAATCCTAATACAATATTATATAATACGCGTAGCAATAGTCCAGTCACTATATCAAACAATGGTAGTAGAAGCAACAGCAATAATAGTAGTAATAATAGTAGCGATAATGAAAATATTATAGATTATGATACAGATAACCATAATACTATAATTTCTAACTATGGTTATAAAAAACTATCATACAGGGATGTTGAAAAAATGATTAATAAATACTATGACTTAAATAATGATAATAAGTTCTCTAGTGAGATTGATATTTTAACTACCTTTATTAAGGCACAGAAAAATCTATTTGTACAGTCAAAATATTCCACACAACGAAAACTTAATTGTTTAATGTTTCCATCGCTTTTTTTAAGTGCATTTATAACTATAATAGCCCCTTTTATTGAATGTAATCATTGGAGCACCGGATTTATATCTGGTCTTAATGCTATTATTATGCTTTGTGTTTCCTTTATTAATTATTTAAAGTTAGAGACTTCTATGGAGAATTTTTTACAAAATGCAAAACAATATGATAAATTAGAAACATCTTTGGAACTAACAAGCAGTAAATTACTGTTTATTGATAATAATAAAGAAAAATCCATGATTGTACTTAATAAAATTAGAGAAATAGAACGGAAAATTAATGAAATTAAGGAGTCATCAAATACATTGATACCGGAAGATGTAAAGGTTCTCTTTCCTATTATATGTAGTATTAATATTTTTTCATTTATTAAAAAGGTAGAGATTTATAAAAAAAATTTGATTATAAAGTTCAAGGATGTGAAAAATGAGATACGATATATTTTATATAAATTAGAGCATTATAATACTGATGAAAACAAAGAGAGATTTAAAAATAGATTATCTATATTGTATGAAGTAAAAAATAAGTTGAAAATCGAGATCTTTGACCTTCAATGTGCATATTCTCATATAGATAGTATTTTTACAAAAGAAATAAAAAATGCGGAAAATAAAAAAAATACATTGGGGTGTATTTTATCTTCCGTATGTTTTTGGAAGAAGGCACGTGATAATTCAAATAAAGAATTAAATACTACTATTGATAAATATTTTCAATTCATATTTGTGGATGAATAGGCAGGTACTATTTTCCAGTACCATGGCATATCATGAACTAATTTTATTGAGCCATGGGTTTCTAGCGTATTTTGTATATTTAATGCTTTTTGATTCTTCTTATTCCATACGATTGTTATTAATATGCGTTTATGAGTTGGATCATTTTTTAGTGGTATTTCTGTAAATTTTTGAATTGTTCCTATTTGAAGATTACATAATTTATTTATTATGTAATCTTTTGGAATATTTGTATCGATACGGGGGATGCAAATGGACGACATTATTGTTGGTTGGTGAATTGTTTTATTAAAGTAATAATCAATCAATTTTTTATATTATTATATAAAAATTGCAAAACATCATTTCTATATTTATGTGATGGTGAAAGCATAAAATTTGATTTTGGATGTAATCTATGATTATATATTAAATTATCAACAACTACAAAACATTTTTCATTACATAACCAATTTGTAAATAAAACTGCTGAATCTAAAACATCCATGTATTCACGACTATAATTATTATATTTATTCATGCAATTGATAAAATTATTAACAGGTAAAAAATAATTACAATTATTTATTAAGCATTGAAAATTGTTGTTTTCAAAATTTTCCAAATAAAATAATTTATTAATAGTTTTATTTGTAAAACATCTATAATCTAAATGGGTTGAAGGGTCGGATGGAAATGTCTTTGCCCAACAAGGATGATAAATTGTATTATTATCCCATTCAGGAATATTAAATAATGTATCTATAAAATCTTTATTTATAATATTGTCAGAATCTAATAGTATTGCCCATTCATTTGTGCATTTAGAAATAGTTTCTATTTTATTATGATAACACCCTAGATTTGTTTTATTTTTAAATATTTTTATTTTATTATTGTTTATTTTATTTAAAATATTTTCAAGATTATCAATATCGTTAGATTTATCATCACATATTATTATTTCATTAACTCTATCATCGCTTATTGAAGAATTAATAGCTTCTAATATATAATCGGAATTATTATAATAAGGGATTGCTAATGAGATTCGTCTATCCATTATTTTTATAATATTAAATATTATTTAATCTCTTTTCATGGATAAATATATTTATCCATGAAAAAGGGCAATAGCTATCCTGATTTTTTGTATCCGCAAAGAATATTTGAATAATTCCTTATTTATATTTAAATATAATAGCATTTGTATTTTTATTTTCTAATCCATCATTTATTAAATCATGATGATTTCCTTTTACTATAAAATCTTCATAATATTTTGGAATATTTGCAGCCCATAAACCCCAAACAATATAAAATCCTTTACTTTTAGAACAAAACCTAGAATAATAATCGTAATTAATATCACAACTAAGTTCAGCTAAGCAACAATTAGAATAAACAACATCAGGAATTTTGTTATATTCATCTGGGCTATATGATTTACATATATTACTCATTCCAACTGCTTCAAAATATGAGTTTTGAAGTTTTGCAACACTAGGCATATCAATGCAATCAATATTATTAATTTTAATATCTAAAACATTACAAATATTGTAAATTATACAAGCTTCCAATCCATAACCGCAACCAATTATTAATAAATTATTAATTTTATTAATATTATTAGGTTCTAAATAAAACTTACAAAATATTATTGCTTCTCTTATATAAGAAAAAACCTTCGGATTTAAACCAATAATTAAATCATCATAATCATATCCTCCAATACTGTCAAATTTTTTAATTATATTAAAGTCGATTTTATTAAAAATTTCATTATAATTGTTATATATAAATTTATACTGTTTGCTTCCAGAATCTTTACTACAATTTTGAACGATTGAACGCATTAACGGATTTTTTTTAAAATTATACATATTTATATTTCTGCATTCAATATCAAATTTTGAATGCACTTCATCTATAACATTGTGATGAATTGTATATTCTTTCTCCATTTATAATATTAATAATATATTTAATTCTTTATGTATTAAATATATTAATTCTTTATTTTTCTAACAATATAATCCCGTATATTTTCAAATGTAAATAAATGGTTTATTTCATTAATTTTGCCTTGCATTTTAGTAATATCAACGGTTGATAAAATTTGCGGTAAATTTATTAATTCATTTGCATTTATAATTATACAAAATTCTTCCCAATTTAATTCATCTGAATATGGTAAAATTTTTTTATCTTCCCAAATATAAATAGGAATACTGCCCCCAAGTATTGCTTCAAATAATCTAAAAGAAGTATAACCAAATCCTCTAGGTGCAAGGGTAAATATACTTTTATTAATTATAATTTTATATTCCTCATAATTTACAGAATCGTAAAATAAAAATTTTTCGTTATTTATTAATAAGTTTTTCATATCAATACGGCATTTATGTGTATCATATCTACCCATAAATGAACAGTATATAGTTTTTTCAATATTAATTCTCTCAAATAAAGGCAAACATAGTAATGGTAAATCGTAGTTACCTTTATTTCCAAAAAATATTGATCTTTTTAATCCATAGTAGTTTTTTTCAAGAATATTATCATCTCTACCTATATTTAAACCTCCACCCCCCGCACTAAAAACTGTAATATTTAAATTAAAATTTTTTACAAAAATACCAAAAGCACACTGAACTACTGTAAAGTATCGTTTAGATGTATCTAGCGTTTCCAACCAATTATATAATGCTTCAATATTGGTTGCATAATTATTTAAAACATAATATGTTGTCCAAAATACAGGTAAATAAACCATATCAGTTTTTATCTCATCTTTATTTTTTATAAAAAATTCAAATAATATTTCTTCCATATTTTTTCCATTTGTATAAGATGGATAATCGCTTTTATATATTGGTTGAAATTCTGAAGGGACATTAATAATTTCCATCTTTGTATATTATAATTATTAATTTTAAATACTTATTAATAAAATATAAATAAGGGGGTTTTCATCTGTAGAAGTAATTAAATTATTCTGTCGCAATGCCTAGTTATCTAAATAATACTTAACCTTTAATCTCCAAATCCAATTTGTATCTGGAGATGTAATAAAGGCATTGCCAAGTTTCCTGAATGTACTTAATCTCTATCTGGGGATAAATATATTTATCCCCGGAAAGGATATGGGTAATCAATGTTGGTCCCATATCCACGAATAGAAATTAAATAAATATAATTTGTTATGAAACTATTATAAACTGTCATCTATACAGGTTCTACTAATTCCTAAAACAATTACGTTAAATTGTCATAAAATAAAAAATCATTATGAGTTCCATCCCAATGTATATTATCGTTTTTATTATAATTTGAAAAATTAGAATGTAAACAATAATTATTATTTATTAAATAATTTAGTATTTTTTCATAATCTTTATCATATATTTCAATTAAAAAATATTTTGGTCTATTTTTATTGAGATTTAATCCTAATAAAACATTATATTCATACCCCTCTGTATCAATTGATATTAAATCTACTTTTTTGTTTTGTAAATATGTTTCAAATACTTTATCAAGAGTAATCGATTCAACTTCTACTAAATCTTGTGAATTTAATCTTTCACCATTAACAGAAGCCATTAAATTTGAATTTGTAAAATCACCTTTAATTGTTTCATTAACGTAATCATTAGATACACAACAGTAATTTAAAACGATATTTTTTGGTCTATTTATTTTACATAAATTATATGCATTAATATCTGGTTCAATTAATATTCCTGACCAATTTCTATAAAAATCAAAAAATGCAGTATTGCTTTGTAATAAACCATTATTCGCACCTAATTCTATATAAACTCCATTTGATTTTCCAAATATTTTGTCTAATTTTTTATCTATTGGTTCTTGTTTATTATCATTTAATGAATATGACTGTTCATTCATTGTTATTGTTTATGTTTATACGTTATATTTATATAGTATTAATATTATAATATATTAAAATGAAAATAAATTTTACTATAAGAGGCCGTCTTGGTAATGCTATATTTCGTTATTTAGCATGCTCAATTTTATGTATTTATTATAATTTCGAATATGTAATAAACGAACACCAAAATATTAACTGTTCTGATGATGATTTTTGTTTAATTACAAATAATTTAAATAATAAGGTTATTATTAACTCCTTAAATATGACCGAATATTATCAACATGATACTATTTATAAAAAAAATAAGGATTTACTTTTTGAATTTATTAAAAAACATCCTGAACACTATATTTTAACTGACGGAGTAAATGCTGGTGACGGTAGATATGAAAAATATTATATGATTAATATTTTAAATACATCGCCTACGTTTACTAAAAAATATAAAAATGTTTTGCATTTGCGTTTAGAAGATTTTGTTTCATTAAATTTAGTTTTACCATTTGACCGTATTATTCAATTACTAGAGAAAAATATTGTTAAAGATCATCTATGTATTGTATGTAAAAAACCAGAAACTGAATTTGAAAAAAACTATATTTTAATTATAGTAGACTATTTAACAATAAAAAATATAAATGTTATAGTTGAAAATAATGACATATTAACTGATTATTATATTATGAAAGAAGCTGAAATATTAATTTGTTCAAGAAGCTCACTTTCATGGTGTGCTGCTTTTTTTTCAGATAAAATAATTCAATGTTATTTACCTGATTATGAGGTTCAACCAAATATTATGACTTGTAAATATCCTATTGATAATACAATTATTTATTAAGGTCTTGTATTAGATAAACTTATATAAAGATATTTGTATTATCTTTAATCTGTTGACCCAACCATTATATTTTATATAATAAAAAATTGTTACATAAATACGTAATAATTTTATATTTTTGTTTTGACATAAGCAATAAATGTATAGTCTAGTTGCTCTTTATGAAAAATATCTAACCAATCCTCATATTTATTATAAATGGCTGGTTTGCAGTCATGTTCTTCAAATGTATCACCCCATCTTGTTATATTTGTATCTAAATAAACAGGCGGGCATTCAAAGTAATCACAAATTTGCAAAACAATATCTTTATAATTATCCGGAATAGTATGTTTTGTTTTTTGTCCATTAATATTCATAATATGATAATTATTTGATAGTATTTTTTTTAACGATAGGACATCACCATTTGAAGTTGGATAATTGTCTTCAAAGATTATGTGACCTATATTATGAGTATAAGCATGAAATAATCTGAAATAATTATTTTGATGATCGTCAATAAACGCTAATGTATTTTTACATGTTTCTATTCCAAGTTCATTTGTCCAATCATGTTCATTAAAATCTTTTGTTCTATAATCAACTTTATCACTAATATATTTTCTATAATTTAAATTTGGATCTATTGATATTATTTTTGCTAATGGACATACATTTTCTATTAACCATGTACTTTGTCCATGCCATATTCCGCTTTCTATTATTACATCAGGATTTAAAGTTTTAAGTATAAAGTAAACCCAAAACATATGTTGGGCTTTCATTCCACCATTATTATTAAGCAATGGTCTTTTTTCATATAATTTTATAAAATCAATTATATGTTTTTCTAATATATCTTTACTATACTCAATATTTATCTTATTCATTTTAGAATTTAATATTAGTATTTTTTTAAATTGTTTTTTATTAATCTCTATTCGTGCATAAATGTATTTATGCACGAATAGGATATGGGTTATCATGTCTTTTGTATCCAAATGGATACAAAAACACGGTTAGACCTTAATACGAATAGGAAAATCTACAATTTTATTTTCCCTGAAAAATTAAAAATTATACATTAAAACCATATTTATTTATAATTAATGGGAATTTTTCTTTATCCAAATAACTTGTTAATGCAGGTTTATAATTAGAGCCTTTATATTCATTTTTTAATTGAGGTATTAACCATAGAAACTCTTGGACTAAATTTTTATCACAAAATGGATATCTTGTTTCATACCCAAAACTCCCGCCAACATATTCATCACCTTTTAAATAGTTTTCCATAGAACCATTATAAAAATTAGCCCATGGAAAAATTTTTGATAAGTCATCTGGAAAGTAATCAACATTTCCCCATCCTTGACTATAAAATGAGTTATTAGCCATTACTTCATCCGCACCAATTCCAGAATATAAAACCCTTATATCATTATTTATTTGCATTGATGTATTAATAATTTTACATTTACCTAACATTGACCCCATATCAAATCCATTTACAATGTATCCACACATATTGGGATGATAACTCCAATCCCAATTGAATCGTTCACAATTTTCATATAAATATTGTTTCCAATATGATTTTTCATCATCATTTAAATGTAGTAAAATATGAGAATCACCCAATATTTCTTTTCTTTTTAAAATAATATTTGAATCCTCGTTTTTTGAAAATGATACAAATAAAGATGTTTTCTTATATTTATTTAAACAACAAGCAATAACACCACTATCAGTTCCACTACTCAAGCTGATTAACGGAATGTTTTTTTCGGGATATCTTTTTAAAATTGCGTTTTCTAAAGCTATATGAAAATCATCATATGAATTTTTAAATTGATTTAAGTCAAATGTATATACTGATTTTTTTTCTATTAATTTTTTACTTAATAAATCAAATACTAAAACTTCATTTGGATTTATTTTATTATAATTTTGATTTTTAATTTTTTTGCAAACGCTTTCATAACTTGATATAACAATATCTTCATCAATACTATAAAACAGTGGTTTTGTTTTAAATATATCGCTAGCTATAAACAATAAATTTTTATTAAAGTCAAATAAAATAATTGTAAATTCACCATCTAAATAGCTTATGAAATCTTTTCCGTATTTTTTATATGTTTCAACGATACTATAAGAATCAGATAACGCATCTGGTAAAATTTCTTTATAATTATAAATTTCTCCATTAAAAATACATATTATATTATTATCTATAATTGGTTGATGTGTTAATTCACCTGTTAAATTTAATAAAAAATGAACAAAATTTATTCCATTTAAATTAATTACATTTGTATAATCTGGACCTCTATTGTTAATGAGGTTATAAGCATTTGTAGGAATGTCTAATGTTGATATTATAATACCACACATGTAGTATATTAAAGTATATTATAGTTTATTAATATAAAATACTTTATTGTTTTTATATTATATACGTTTAAAAGTTATATTAAAATCATCATTAATTAAGATTTTATAATTTAAACCTAGTAATCTATTTATTAAATTTTCAGATAAATTGTTAAAATCTTTGTTTTTTAATTTTAAATCAAATTCTACACATAAATATTTTGGAAAAATATTATCATCTAGCATTTGTTCTAGAACATTTATTTCTGCTCCTTCAATGTCTAGCTTTAATAAATCAATAGTTTTATGATTATATAATTGCATTATATTCTTAATAGTATCAACATTAACTATATTATAGTTCGAACCAAACATTCCAACTATTAATGATTGTGAAACATAATTTTCATTGTGTTGTTTATAAAATTTTAAGATATCTTTTTTATTCCATAAGCCCACATCATTATAAAATATTTTATTAAAATTAGGCAGTGAACCATTTATTTTATCATAATAGTCACTCTGAATATTACCCGTAAATAGAATATTATTTAAAAAATAATTTTTTGTTTCTTCATAATGTATTTTTGATTTTGTAGTTGGATCAATCAAATAAATATTACAATTATATTTGCTACTCAACAAAATATCAAAAGAAATATCTTCTCCTACCCCTGCAGAATAAATTATACTATTTTCATTTAATTCAATATCAGTTGGAATATACCATCCACCATAATTAGTTCCTAATTTTTCCATTTATAAATTACTATTTAGCACTTTAAGTTATTTAAAATCAAAAACTATTATATTAGATATTAAATGATCATTGCTTTTTGTTTTATAGGTATTTTACCTGATTATATTAAAGAAACTATTCATCAAGTTAGATTATTTTTTGATGGTGATGTTTATTTAATTACAAATCAATTAGGTTCACAATATATTAACGATATTACATCATATAATGTTAATATTATTAACTATGATGATGTAAAATCGGATGTTTTTTATGATGTTGCTACAAAAAATAGACATAAATTTCATTATATGTCAGATTTAATAGGACGTGAAAATTTATTTATGACAGCATTTGAAAGATTTTTTGTACTTCAAAATTTATTGAAAAAAAATAATATTGAAGATTGTTTATTTTTAGAACTAGATAATCTAATCTATGATGATCCAAGTAAATGGCTATCTCAATTTTCAAAAAATGAATTATGTTATATGTTTGATAATTATAATAGATATTCGTCAGGATTAATGTATGTTAAAAATTATAATAGTCTTTCAGGGTTTTTAGAAGAGGCTTTAGAATTTATAAAAAATTCCAGCGAATTTTTAAATGAAATGACTGTTCTTTATAATTATTATATTAAAAATAAAGAGAATGTCCAAATATTGCCAACTTACTGGCAGATAGAAAATGCACCAGAAGAACTTTATATTAACTATTTAAATTATAATAACACTATTTTTGATTCTGCGCCAATGGGTTGTTATTTATTAGGATTACATCCATATCATACAAATGGTATTTTAATTAAAAATCAAAAATCACCATTTACATATCTTGATTGTACTAAAAATAAATTTACATGGTTAAACGATGATAAAGGAAGAAGGCGGCCTTTTATATGGAATGGTGAAAATTGGATATTAATAAATAATTTACATGTTCATGCAAAAAATTTAAACGAAGGGTTGTCTTTACCTTTGTAAAATTTATTTATTATATTAATTAATATTTTTAGTCATTGTGTCTATTGGTATTCAAGTATAAATATATTTATTATAAAATAGATATTAAATGTAATTATTTAAATTAATTATACTATGTCAAATATAATTATTACGGGCGAAAAAATACAGCAATTATGTGATATTTATTTGGGTGATTTAGAAGACTTTAATTATAATCCCGTTATTCACAATCAAAAAGAAAAGCATGTTTATTTAGATAATATAAATAATAGTTTTAATAATCCATTTTATATATTTTGTTACAGTCATAAAATAATTTTGCTTTCAAAAAAAATAGAGTTTTTTCAAAATGATTTTGTACTAGTTACACATAATTCAGATTTTGATATTAAAGAAACAAATGAAGTTATAAATATTTTGAATTGTAATAAATTATTAAAATGGTATGCGCAAAATCTTTGTATTTCCAAACCAAAATTAGAATTAATGCCTATCGGGTTCGCAAATAGCCAGTGGCAACATGGTAATTTATATATTTTTAATGACCCAGAATTCATAAAAAAACTGTCAATAAAAACAAACAGGGTTTATTTTAATTTTAGTATAATTACAAATAAAATTAAAAGACAGATATGCTATGATAGTTTAATAGATAAAATAAAATGGCTAAATACAATTCATCCTATTGATAATTTAAAAAGACTTAGTAGTTATGAATTTTGTATATGCCCAGAGGGTAATGGAGTCGACACACATCGATTATGGGAATGTTTATATTTAAGTGTTGTACCTATTGTTATTAAAAGTGAATTTACCGATATTTTATTAAAATATAATATTCCTCTTTATGTTCTAGATAATTGGAGTGATTTTGACATTAATAAAATAAATTATAATAATTTTAATTTTAATAATGATGCGTTAATAAAATTATTAACTTTTACTAATTCACTAATTAATATCTAACCGTGTTGGTTCTATAGAGTATAAGAGTTAAGGTCCAGATCCAAATTTGATACGAAGATGTTTTAAAATATTAGATCCAAAATAATTTATAATAAGTTCTAACATATGGTTAAATAACCATATGTTAAAATATATATTCTATATTACAAAACACAAGCATTCCCTAATATGTATTATTCACACATATTGCTGTCTCGAGTAAATTTTCCACCATTATAATTATTTTTTAGTATACTATGTAGAATTTTGATGAATTACAAGAAAGACAATATTAGCGCGATCCAGTTAGGTTCAAGCACTTCTTATATTGTAATCATAAAGTAAAACAATTTAGATTTTGCTGTTTCGAGACGTATTTATATACTCCAGATTCTTTATCTGATTTGTGTTTAAATATATAAATTGTAATATGGTAAAAATATAATAATGAATACTAATCAATTAACTGATTCATTAACTGATAAAGATATAAGTAATGAATCTATTAGTGGAGATGGTAACCCTGAAAATATAAAGGTTATTATAAATGAACTTTACAATGATAATAATATAGAAGAAAGCATTGATACTGGGGATAATTCTTATGATTCAGATGAAACTTCTTCAAAGGATTTAGATACTTCATGGATCAATGAACAAGAGCGTCTTTACTCGATTAATGAAAATTATATTCGAGAACCTATGGATTCAATAAATGCCTATTTTGTATATATTAATCGTAATCAATATATTGAAAAAATTATCAGTGATAAACTAGAATTGGTATTAAGTTCTGATGGTAAATCATCCTGCCTATCTAATGAAACCCTTTTACAAATCATACAAACCAGGAAAATTAAAACTCCCTTTTCAAAATATAAATTAATTGATGTCTTATGTTATTTAGTTGATTTAGAACCTGAAAATATTCAATCCTATTCTAAAAATGAGAACATTGAAAACATTGAAAACATTGAAAACATTGAAAACATTGAAAACAATGATAAGCCTGGAAATACCTTCTTAAAAGTTCTCTCTATCATGGATGATATTGAAATAAATCATTCTATTTTTATTTTTCATGAAATAAATGCTATCTATTTCTTCTTTGAGGAGGTTGAATTAGTAAACCATCGTCATACATTAAAATCAATATTAAAACCCATTGAGAAAGAGATTTCTGATAAAACCATAACGAAAAAGGTACGTATTCAGGAGGGTAATAGAACTGCATATAAAAGGAATAAAAATAACCATGGTACACGTAAACAAATTACCAGTTAGACCTTTAATCTCTATTCGTGCATAAATATATTTATGCACGAATAGGATATGGGTTATCCTCTCTTTTGTATCCGCAAAGAATGTATGGATACAAAAACACGGATAGACCTTAAAAACCATATAGAAATTTTTTAGTATTACTCCTATATGGATTTATATATTCCTGACCTTAATGAATTTCCGAATATTATTACAATTGATTTAACTAATTATTTTAGAGAACAGCTTGTTTATTTATTCTTTCATTTAACACGTAAAAACGATCAATTATGTATTAAAAACATCGGTAGTGTTTTTAATTGTGTTCTCCAAATATTAAAAAAAGAATTATATAGTAATCGTGAAAAAGGTAGACCAGATTCTGATTTTCCCTATCTGAATTTCCTGGATTTATTTTATCGATTAGTTATTCATACTCGGGATCTTTATTATGGGAAAGGAGAACATGACCTGTTTTATATGTTAGTATATGAACTTTATAAAGAATTTCCTAGTCTTGCTGTTTATCTGCTTTATCAATTAGAGAACTTTGGATCTTGGCGTGATCTAAAATATTTATGTCTATATATTCGAGAACATTCTAATCATGGAATTAAAGATGGGCTTATCCGGGTTTGTATTGAATTAATGAATAGAATGCTTAAAAAAGATCTTGATATTTGGAAAGGTGCTGGTGCATCCTGTCTTCGGAATCAGATATCCTCTATAGCTAAATGGATTCCTCGTGAAAAACCTCGCTTTAAATGGCTATTTGAATTATTAGTTATCCATTGGGCAAATCATTATGAAAATTGGAGATTAAGTGATGTTTTAGAGACAGATAGTAATTATAAACTTGCTTTAAATAAATGTAAAAAAAACTATCGTAAAATTTTATCTTCACTTAATACAATTTTAGATACAACTGAAATCAAACAATGTTCTCAACATTGGGATGAAATTAATGTCAGTAATATTTCCAAATATACTATTATGAAACAACCTCGCCTATTTTTATCTTATTATACATCCCATTATAATTCAAATGTTAAAGGGTCTAAAATCATTTCAATAAGCGATATTAGAAGGCATATTTGTAAAATAAAATGTTCTCAAAAACATATTGAAAATATATATAAGAAAAATTCTTCTTTGGATAATCTGGAAAATGTGGATCTTATACAACTACCTGCATCTTATTATGTAAAAGAGGCCTTTCGAATATTAAAAACTGCTGGTGAAAATCATTTTTATAAGGATGAATGTGATTTATTAAATTATAAATGGGAACAATTTTCCAGAAGTCAATCCTATTTATTTATTAATACCCTACCTATTCTTGATATTTCTTATAAAATGCAGGAGAATGATGCTGAATCTTTTTATGTTGGTATTGGGTTATCTTTATTAATTGCTCAAAACAGCTCCTTTGGAAAACGGATTTTATGTTTAGAAAATAGCCCTGTTTGGATAAATCTGAAAGATTGTGAGGGGTTTGTTTCCATGATTGAGATCCTTTGTGAGCTTATTCGTTCTCATAATAACACTGCCTTTTCTTTTGAGAAGGGAATCCAATTATTAGTTGATGCGATGAGTGAATCAAAATATAATTCTAATGTAAAGTTGGTATTGTTTTCTAATAGGTTTGGTGAAGGTGATATGGATAATTATTATAGTTATTTTGAGAACCAATTTTATAGTAGGGTACCAAAGCTTATATTTTGGAATTTATCAAAAAAAGGGGTTTTTGATATAGCTGACCGGGTTTATGCGAATGCTTTATTGCTATCCGGTTTTTCTAGTAATATGTTGCGAATGATTTCAGATTGTAAAAGCGATGATTGCTCATATGATTTTATTTGTAGAGAATTAAATAGAGATCATTATTTACCTTTTTCTGATTATCTGAATAAACTTTTGAATTTATATTAGGTTATTTACTGAAACTCTGATATTATAAAATCGGTTTTTATAGGTTTTTTTATATCTTTTAATCAGGTTCTCACATTCTTCTCTTATAATTTTATTTTGATTATTATTTGATAATTCTTTTATTAAATCCTCTTTATTTTCTTGCAGATAATGATCAAAACTCTCTGCTGGTGATATTTTAATTATTTTTTTTTCATTGCTTGAATCTTTTTCTATTTGTTGTGCATTTTTATTGATTTGCCTGTAAATATGTTCATCCATTTTTTCCTGGATTTCTTTTGATGTATGATCATATGATTTTCTTGGTTGGGTATTTTTCTCTTTTGTTTGTTTATTACGGTAATAATATCTGGCACTTTTATACATTTTATCTATAATATCTTTAGTGCATCCTATATTAGATAGGCGTTTTATTTCTTCATTTATAAGTGATTTAATGTTCTCATCTGTTAACCAGATTTTCCATTCTTCTTTGAATATTTTTTGATCATCATATTGATGAACCTTTGCGAAATTAGAAAGGTGTTCTATCATTACATTGCTTAAAATGAAACGATAGGTTTTTAATGTTATGTTTTGGTTTTGATTTTCCATTTTATTATGTTTTCTATATTGATTATTATAATTTTCAAGAAAAGTATTCAATTTTTTATTAAGGGAACCAATTAAGGGAACCTACGGTTCCCTTAAGATCCCTCCCTTGAAGGGGAACCTAGATTTTGTAAAAATATGTCTACAAAACAACTAATGACCTTTATCCTATCAGCGGATAAATATATTTATCCTCTGATAGAGATTAAAGAAACATGCGGTTTCTCCCTCAAGGGAGGGATCTTAAGGGAACCGTAGGTTCCCTTAATAGGTTCCCTTTATTTTATATGTTTTTTTATAAAAATTAGTATAAAGACATATTTATTTTATTATTTGGGGGAGGGTGTATGTTAGTTATGGAGTGTAGTATATCTTTTGGATGGTAGGGAAAATTAATATCTGGTCGTATGATGTAATGGTTAGCATTTGGGACTTTGAATCCCACCATCCGAGTTCGAATCTCGGTACGACCTTTTAAGGGAACCGTAGGTTCCCTTATGATCCCTCCCTTTAATCTCTATCTGGGGATAAATGTATTTATCACCGAATAGGATATGGGTCTAACGAAGATTTGTATCCAAGCATTCTTTGCGGATACAAATCCTCGGATAGACCTTAAGTGAACGTAGGTGTGATTTTATTCCCTTATTTTCAAGGAATAAATAATAATACTTTTGTTATTATTTATTTAGCGATGGTAATATAATGGAAAGTCCCTTTGCTAACTTTGGATCTGGTTCAGGGAATACATTTGTTCTTTATTTAGAACCTATTTTAAATTCTTATTGGAAAACTTATCAAAATGTTATTACATTGGATCGAATGCCTAATGGAATACTAGCTGATATGGTTTGTTTGGTGAATTTACCGAAGTTATCGGCTTTTCAAGAGGCTGGAAATATGTTTGGTAATGTTAGTAATTGTGTTTATGTTCTTTTGAGATATCCTAAGAAGTCGGGTTGTTTTAACTGGAAAAATACTGATATTTTTATGGGTGCGGATGATATTCCTTCTGTGTTGGGGTATTTGAGAGCAAATGGTTATACGATAGATACTGACTTGACGAAGATGATGTTTAAAAGTAGGGTTGAAGTGGGTGGGGTCTCGGATCGGAGATTTTCAGGTGATAGGAAAATAATTTGTTTTGTTAGTGGGTAATTTAGTTTTAAAATAATTTCGCGCTTATAAATAGAAAGAAAAATAAGGAAATACAAAATATCGTTTGTAGAAAATGCTAATAAACTATAGAACGCTAATGAATTTACAAAATATAATGACGACAACTATGCATAATTTTAAAAAAGAGAAAAATATGTACGATAAAATTAATAAAAAATATAATTTAATACTATATGAATATTGAAGTAACTGCTAATACCGAATTAATAAAAGAAATCCACTGGGGTGTATATACATGGAGATTATTTCATACTTTATCAAACAAGATTAAGACAGAAAAGTTCTTAGACCTTAAAAGCGATTTGGTAAAACACATAGAATTAATATGCGTAAATTTATTTTGTAAAACTTGTAAATATCATGCTATTAAATATATTAAAGAAAACCCATTTGAAAACATAAACTCAAAAGAAGACTTAAAAATACAATTATACAATTTTCATAATACAGTAACACAAGAACGAAACAAATTTTACAAACAATATAAACCAGATAGAACACTAATACCAATGTTTATATTTGAAAATTTAGATAACGAATATAATATTAAAATAACTATTGATGTCATAGAAGATTTTTTGAAAAGGGATTTTATTATTGAAAATAATGAAGTATATATATCATTTAAAGAATGGATTTATAATAATATTTCGAGTTTTGAAAAATAATTTATTGTATTATCGTTTGAATATAATAATTTTTAAATAAAATTATTATAAAACAATAATAGATGACGACTATAAAAAATAGTTATAAATTTAACAATATACCGATTACCTCAAACGCTGCAACAGGTTCTATTATTGCTTATTTAGGAATATCAGATCCAACCGGATGGGTTATTTGTGATGGACAAACCAGAATAAATAATAGTGATGGAAAATATAATAATCTAGCCTTGATGGGTATTGGTTCTGGTGGTAGCGGAACTAGTAATTATACGCCTCCAGATTTACGCGGATATTTTTTATTGGGTACTAGTAATATAAGTACTATCGGTATTTTTTCTAGTGATACTTACGCAGCCCATTCTCATAATACAAGTACAACTGGCACCGGTTACGCTCATGCTAGTGGTACTCATTCACATGAATTTTATTCTAATAATGATGATTATAATCAGTCGATGGATAATAATTTAGGGTGCTTTTGGAATTGTACTGATTCATGGGCTCTATGGAATGGTTGGGGAGATGAATTTGTGGGAAAAGCATCTTCATATTCAATTAGTGATACTGGTCATACCCATAGTGCGACAACAGGAAATCCAGATTCATCTGGCGGTAATGAAACAAGGCCATATAATTATAATATAAATTGGATAATTCGTTATAATTAATAATTACATTTATGTAAATAATTTAATTATGTCTCTAAGTTCTGGTTTTAACTATAACAGCACTTCAATATTAAATAATTTAAATTTAACCCCTGTAGGTTGTGTTGCTTCTTATTTAGGAAGTTCAGATCCTATCGGATGGGTTATTTGTGATGGACAAATTAGAACAGATAATAGTGATGGAAAATATAATAATCTAGCAGCGATGGGTATTGGTACAGGTGGAAGTGGAACTAGCAATTATACGCCACCTGATTATAGAGGATATTTTTTAAGGGGTAATAATAAAGGAACTGCAAGTTCAGCTGGAACAAGTACCCCAGCAAGTAATGCGGGAAATAATCTTCAATCTCAAACATATTCTATAAAAAATCATACACATTCTACTACAGTTAATACTGGTTATGCATCATATACACCGGATACAGAACATAGACATAAATTTCGAACTTGGAATGATGACTTTAACTGCAAGGGAGACCCTAATAAACCAGCATTTGATGGTTGTAGAGATCATGATCAGTGTACTAAGCCATGGGACCAGTTTATATTTTCTAGCAAAACTAATGTAGCTGATCCGGGTCATAATCATTCTTATTCAAGCGGCGATTCAAAACCATCATTTGGTGTTAATACTAGTTCAGATTGCGCACCTTATAATTTTAATATTAATTGGATATTAAAATATTAATATATATAATCTGAAGGATTATCTTTTTATAACAATAATATATTATGAATGAAAATGTTATTCATAATATAAATGATAAGTATTATAAAGAACTAAAATGCAAATATATGAAGGATTGGAGTAGAGAATGGTTTATGTATATAGAAAGGAATCCTTTAAACGTTATTTGGAATTTTGAATTTATAACTGCAAATAATAATGTTACTATTGAATTATTATTAGAAAATCCAAAATATAATTGGTGTTTAAATACCTTTTGTTATAATGAAAATGTTTCCGTTGATATAATGCAAAAATATAAAGAACACATCAAATGGAATTACAGTTTTCTATCATTAAATAGAAATATTACATTAGAATTTGTTATAAAAAATATACACAATAATTGGAATTTTAATATGTTAAGCAAATCGAGAAATATATCAATAAATGAAATATTAAATAATCCACAATATAACTGGAATTATAACAACGTTATCCTTCGTCCAGATTTAACACTAGAAATTATAAATAATTTTCCAAACATAAATTGGAATTATAATTTGTTAAGCGCAAATCCAAATATAAAATGGGAGGATATAATAGAACCAAATAATAATATAATTATGGATTTTATATCAATATCGAATAATAAAAATATAACTCCACAGATTGTTGAAAATAACCCATTTTATCCATGGGACTTTTTGATTTTATCAAAAAATAAAAATTTTGATATTGATTATGTTATAAATTTTCCGAATAGAAATTGGGATGTATTTTTATTATGCTCTAATGATTCATTATTGTGGGATAAAATAATTGAAAAGAACACAAAAAATAATATAACAAATATAATACACAAAAATATAGAATTTTATATGAAATTAAATAAAAACTTTAATTGGGATGTTCTCGAATATGGAATAAAAAATAATTTGATAAATAAAAATAATGTAAAAATATGCCCCAGATCATTTGAAAAAGAAAGAATTGAATATTTTTTATATAGAGAAAATCAAGTTAAATATATAAACAAAATAAAGGATGAATTGATGGAATTGTTTATTCGGCCAGATAATATAAATCATTCGATCAAATTAGGAATTTTACCTGATTATAGCGTTTGGGGAAAGCATAACAATTAACAATAGTTCTCCAGAATGTAGTTAAGGTCTATCCGTGTTTTTGTATCCAAATGGATACAAAAGGGAGGATAACCCATATCCTATTCGTGCATAAATACATTTATGTATGAATGGAGATTAATATTTTAATATCCAATTAATAGAATAATTATATGGATTAGTATCTGTATCACCAGTAGATGAAAAAGTTATAGAATGATTATGACCAGCGTCACTACTTGTTATTGTTTTATTATCAATTGGATAATGTGTTGCCCCTGAATTGCCATTTACATTAACTCTATCACCTCCATCATAGCCATTTGATTTATTATCTCTTGTTACATTAGCACCATCTCTACAACTTCCAAAAGCTCCTAGATGTTGATTATTCGATGCATTAGTACAATTAAAATCATCATTATACGTATAAAAAACATGATAATGGGTTGTTTCTGAAATTATTGATGCATTAGTTGAAGTATTGCCACTATGTGTATGATTTGGAAAAACAGGAGATTGAAAATTGTTTACATTGCTTGCTGAAATTGCTGGAGTACTAGTTCCTTTTGATGTAGCTGTTCCTATACTATCTCCTCTTAAAAATGCGTTTCTTAAATCTGGAGGTCTATAATTGCTAGTTCCACTTCCACCTGTACCAATACCCATCGCTGCTAGATTATTATATTTTCCATCACTATTATCTGTTCTAATTTGTCCATCACAAATAACCCATCCTATAGGATCAGTAGTTCCAGTATAAGCATAAATAAATCCAGGCCAGACATTTATTAAACTATTAGAATTAATATTATTAAATTTAAAAGCTGATTGTGGAATTGAATAAAAAGGATGCGTTTTAGGTAAATTAGATTGTAATCCCCACTTGAAAGCCAAGTATCCCTCAATTTGTTGTTGCTGAACAGTTGTTAATTTAGAATTAAATCCAATAAATTCATAAATGGCTATATCTTTAATATATGAACTTTGTCTAGAATCACCAAAATTGAATACTGTTGTTGAGTTATCTGCACTTAGAACGGTTTGACCTGAAAAAGTGGTTGTATTTCCATTTACATAAATAACATTACTAGTACTCGACCAACTAAATCCAATAATTGCATTTTCACCATAACCAACTACATTTGTTGTATCTTGATTACTAGTGTATGGATAATACGATTGTATAGAAGTAACACCCGGAGTTAAACTACTTGCAAATGAAAAATGATAACGATAAGTACCTGTTCCATTTGCTTGGGTAAACCACATAGTATTAACTATGCTCCAACCATTTGCTGGTAATGAACTATCATTTCTCGCTACAATAAATACTGTTGTATCACTCGATCCTGAAAACGCAGAAATATTGCTTCCTAATTGATATAACCAAGATGTATTCGATAATACAATACCAGGCTTTCCGTTTAGTAAATTTGTAGTATATGTAGGTTGATTTCCAGAATTCGGTTGGATAACCTTATAATTATTACCAGATTTATCTCTCCATTCACTAACTTTTGAAGATGACATAGATATAGTTGAACTATCATTCGCATCAAACCATAATACACAATTAGCTATAGATGAAGGGGTTATACCAGCAGTTATCTGTGGGTAATTATAATAGGGGTGGGTTTTTGGTAAGCTAGAATTAAATCTCCATTTATTAGCTAAATAACCCTCAACTAATTGTCGGTTTGATGTAGATAAAACACTATTATAGATAATTATTTCACAAACATATCCGTTCCAATATTGATCTCCGTTATTATAACTTAACCCAACACTCAAACCAGTAAATGCCACTGTTGTACCATTTTTTGGTGTTTGAGCTATTCCATTAAAGTATGGTATTAAACCATTGGATGTATTATTGTTAGTCATTTCCATTAGACATAAACTATTACAATTGTAATTGGTTACATTGGCATTAGCATCGTTCCAGGAACCACCATTGCCTACAAAAGACGCATAATATGAACCCGTAGTATCAGCACCCATAAATAAATTACCATCATTAGTCGTCGTATTACCATTTAATATTCTTCCATAACCGGTTCCGGTTCCACAACCAACCGCAAAAACAGAATAAGATGTTGGAAAGGGAATTGTAGTATTTGTCATATATTTGTTTCCTTTAAAACTTAAACCCAACATCCCGTTAGCCATAACGCCATATGTAGGCGCAGAACTAGTAGTAGATTGTGTCATATTTCTACTATTTCCTGATTTATCGTTCCAAATAGTATTAGTCGCTGTCGTTTTTGTTATATTTTGAGAAGGGGATATACTTGCATTTATTGTAGTAGTATCATTTGCGTCTAACCATAATAGACAACCCGTTAATGACGTTGGGATAAACGTAGACGCCATACTATTTATAAAATAAATTAATTTGTTTTTAATATCTATTTGTGGATAAATATATTTACCACCGGAAATGATATTGATCTATAATACGATTATGTCTTAAGGTCTAACCGTGTTTTTGTATCCATCTGGATACAAAAGAGTGGATAACCCATATCCTATTCATGCATAAATGTATTTATGCACGAATAGAGATTAAAGGTTTTTTAAGTTTCCAAATCATAATTATATAAGTATGATTTGTAATCAGCATAAACCTTAATAAAAATTGTTACATGAACACGTAAACCATTTTTATTGCTTATATACTTATTCTCTTATAAACACATTTATTCACAAAAAGAAATTAAACACAAATATTTATCTATTATAAACATATGTATTTTAAAATATTTGTGCCAGTTATGTTTCTTTTTTCTAGAACATTATCATATCAATCTTTACAAATGCACAGAATAAATAAAAATAATCTTATTATGCGTCTTAAAAAAACTGCTTCTACCGATAATTATCCATCAGATTGGACTAAATCATCTCGTCGCATCAAAAAATCTCTTGTTCCTGCTTATAAACCTCGTTCCGAGAACCAAAAGACTTATGTCTCTCATTTGGCTAATGATAGTGTCCCTATCGTCTTCGGTATCGGTCCGGCTGGTTGCGGTAAAACTCTTTTTGCCTGTGTTCGTGCTATCGATGGACTGCGTTCGGGTGATTTCCAGAAAATTGTATTGACCCGACCTGTTGTTCCAGTTGAGGAAGAGGAGCTCGGTTTTTTACCTGGTAACCTTGTTAAGAAAATGGACCCTTGGACCCGTCCTCTTATGGATATCTTTCTAGAATATTATCCTCCACACGAGCTTGATTTTATGATCTCTTCTGGTGTTATAGAAATATCGCCGCTTGCGTATATGCGTGGGCGGACTTTTAAGCGTTGTTTTATTATTGCTGATGAAATGCAAAACTCTTCTCCTGGACAAATGCTTATGTTGACCACACGTATTGGTGATGGCTCTAAAATGGTTATTACTGGTGATTTGAAACAATCTGATCGTAGTATGGAGAATGGTTTGTTGGATTTTATGAATAAAATTAGAGATTACCGTGGTCGTGGTGGAGAACATGATATTGGTATTGAATTAGTTGAAATGAATAAGGGTGATATTGAGCGTAGTCCAATTGTTTCTAAGATCCTAGAGATTTTTAGTTCTAATTCTAACTATAACTCTAATAATATTGGGGGTCAACCTAATATAACTGCTTATCCTGGAATAGTGACAAATTTTGTTGAAAATAAAATTATGCAAGTTGAACGTACTAATATTACTAATATTAAAATAAAAAGACCACAGGCTCCTAATAATAATGATGCTGCGTTGATTCCCTTATCTACTGCTCCGAGAACCTATAATCGTGATTTGTTTTATTAGTTTTTGGTTTTTTTGTTACATAAATAAATTATTTATGTAATAAAATGTTGTTTGTATGGTGCTAATTTTCCCTTTCCTTTTTTGTTGTTTTTTCCTTTTTTGTTGTTTTTTTATTTTTTGTTGATTTTTTATTAGATTCTGAAGCCGGAACTATTTTTTCTAGTTCCGGCGCATATGGTTTTTCGAGAACCTTTTTAGTTTTTGCTACATATATCAATGTTTTAATTATTTGCAATGATTTTTTCTGAAAATACATGTAATCACCTGGTGTATGTGCTACTGCGTTTTCAAATGATCCTAATAATTTATATATTGTATCTATGCTATATTGCTTATTATGAAATCCAAATCGCATATAAAATCCTTTTGGCAAACATCTTGCTCTATTATTTTTATATAATTGTTGCATTATTTGTGAATAGAAATTTTTACGAATACTCTCTGTTAAATTCTTTATCTGTGGTACTCTTAATTTCATTAAGTTTGCATATAAATTTGGATATCTTGCTTTCATTAATTTTATATTTATTTCTGGTGTTAGGTATTTGTGTATATGTTTTATTATATCTTCTGGTAATTGATTAAAATAATCCATATTGAGAACCTGGCATTTCTGTTTTTGTTCTTCTATTCTTAATATTTTTTGGAGTTTCTTATTGCATTTATTTTGGAAATCCTTATTGAGATTTTCTCCGTATTCCTTTGTTTGTTCTATCCATATTTTTAATTGCTCTGGATCCATCTCCATCTGATATCCTATGTCTATATTTGGTACTAATGAAATTAAATTTGCATATATTATATCATGGATTTGCGTTGGTGATTGCCAAATATATGAATTATCTACTGGTCTTGATGGTTTTGGATATCTCTGTGCTTCTTTTGGTATTGGGTATTGCAATAATTCTGTGAAGTGTTGTTCTAAAAATGGTTTATTGATTATTGGACTTGGGTTTGATGTTTGAGAACCTATTGCATATATTATTGTGTTTTGTAACTCTTGATTCTGCATTTTATTATATAATATAATAAATTATCTTTGTACTATTTGTTTAAAATAAATTTTTATTTTCATAGAAAATTGATTTTTTATTGGTTCTATTAACAAATAAAAAACATCATAATGAGAACTTTTCTAATATTTGGTTTTTGTGTTTGTTTTGTTGGGTTTTGCTATGGGTTTACTACACCTATTCGTAATATTATTACTGCCCAGGCATTTGCCTCATCGATTTCGAATATTGTTAATGAAGAATTTATTTCTGATAATAGCGTTGTGAAAGATATATTTGAAAATCATAGACATCTAGAAGCTGATGTTATTTATGCTGGGATTTTGGCTGCAGCTATTTATCTGCAAATAGATTTACAAAATAAAAATTGGGAGAACATTGATCTATATAAAAAAAACCGGAAGACTTTTAATATGATTTTGCTATTTCTATTTATTGTTTTGACACGAAATATTGAGAATGCCCTTTAAGGGCAAAGGGAACCTACGGTTCCCCTCAAACCCCTCCCTTAATTTATAAGATATAAAAAGGGTTTGTTTAGAATTAATCTAGTGAGGAGGGATCTTAAGGGAACCTCTGGTTCCCTTAAATTGTTTATTTCCCCATTTTTTTTACAAATTTTTTTATTTCCTCATCCCTATTGTTATATTCTCTATCATAGGTATCACTATATTTACCATTATATTTACCCTTTGTGTATTTCTCTCTTTCATTATGGTAAAAATTTGTTTGTGTTCTATTTCTTTTTCCATTTATGATTGCCAGTTTATCTAATTTTTCTTCGTTTTGATCATAATCTTTACGATTATATTTGCAGTCTTTACTTTTTTTATTATCTACATAATCTGTTTCTTCATCCTCCCAATCTGTATCTACATCTTCATTATCAGACATATCTTCCCAATCTGATAAATCATCATCGCTTTCATGATTGTTTTGTCTAGGCATTGTTACAACCGTTGTGTTATCATAATTTATTGTTTATTTTTAAATCAATTTTTTAAATATATTCGCATACTTGCACTACCATTTTATTATCTTGCAAAATAATTTGAAAAGGCTTTCCGCATCCATATATTAGATCCCTTTGTTTTAGACTATCGCATTTTTCTTTTGATGAATGGGGTCCTATCTGTTTTCCGGTGTCTTTATATGATCCATGTCTAAATATTCCACAATTTATTTTTTCTATCATGATTGGTTCGTTACAGTTTGGACAGATTATAATTTCATCCATTCTTATATATATGTTGAGAACCTTTCTTGTATAATTGTTTCAATTTTTTACATTATTAATCCTTTTCTTTGAGAGTATTATAGCAACCTTTCCTCCTCTCCTATTTTGGAGACCCCCTTCCTCCTCTCCTATTGTGGAGGGCCCCTTCCTCCTCTCCTATTGTGGAGAGCCTTTCCTCCTCTCCTATTGTGGAGGGCCTTTTTCGTCCCCTCCCTCCGAGCCTCGCCACACCCCTTCCCCCATAACCCTCCTGTCACAACCCTTATGAACTACCCTCGAAACCCGCTGCATTACATGGCTGTCGGGAAATGAGTATGGTATCGGAATTCGAGTCGCAAATTGGTCACCATACACGCAGCGATTTTCCTGATATAATATTTCAAATATATTCCGCCAGAAAGTTATTGAAAAAATTGAATATAATCATATGAATATATGAATAAGTACCAACAACAACCAACCAATAACCAACAATGTCAGTCTGTGTCATGCCAACCAATCATTTCCCTCGTGCGGAATCCAGGGTCCGGTTAAGCAAGGAGAAGAGTCTTCTTCTCCAGCAACGCCGTATACAAAGCCGTCTCGAGGATATCCAGTCAGAGAACACCAAGGCCAGAAAGAAGAAGATGAACGAGGAATTTGCTAGGCTCGAGATGTACGTTGAGAGTACCGATCTGAATCCTGTACCAGGCGAGAATGAACATAATGTCGTCGAGGAATGGAATGTAGTATTGTATCCTCACACAGAAGAAGAAGACGAGGACTACTTCTATGATGATCCTATATTCAAAATCAACGGTAGGAACTGCAAGAAGTGTGGTGATTACATCGACGACTTCAATAACGACCCCGAGGTCTATCGGAAGTTCATCGTCGAGTCTGGCTGGGACGAGCCACATTTGCAGCCTTATGCCAAGGATCTCAACTTCTTCGTGAAGCCTGTATGTATTGTATGTAAGTGTGATTGATAGATACTACTTAACATAAACATTTGAATAACTACCATAGCATAAACATTTGAATAACTAGTTATCAGGAAAAAAGAAGGTGTACATATTTGTACATTTTTTCCTGATATAATATTTCAATAATAATAAACAATCCTTACATGGTTTTTTACACCTGTTATGAAAAAAGGTGTAAAAACTTGAAGCCCCCTCCGAGGTTCGAACACGGGACCTCCAGTTTACAAGACTGGTGCACTACCACTGTGCTAAAGGGGCTCTATATATAAATATATGTTTCTTTAAGTGGCTTTTTGCTTATTTGTATCTATTCCTGTTGAAAAAAACATATTATAAAGAAAGGAAAAAAGGTCTTGTGTAGGTTCTCTCTTATCTTCCTTTTTTTCATCTAAATCATCAAAGAAAACATATTGTACTTCATCGTTTTGCATTTTATTATATAATATTAATTTTGTTTTTATTATTGTCATTTTATTTTAATGATTCGAGAACCTGTCCTTAAATAATTTTATGTCAAACTATGTAAAAATTCGTTGATTTCTAGACGAATGTTATGAAAGTAGCCAACCCTCCAATTCTCTATTAAATACTTTTATGTAAAAATGTTTAATATTTCAATATTTGGGACGATTTTGGTTCTACTATTCATTTAGAACTATTCTGTAATACTATAATATAACAAATGGAAACAGAACCCGTTCAACCAAAAGTATTTAAATTTATATGCAATTGTTGTAACTATAAAACAAACAGAAATTGTCAATATGATAGACATTTATTAACTGCTAAACATTTAGCAAGAACTAAATGTGACATTAACGTTCCACCTAACAAATGCAATTGTGGTAAAATATATAAGACTAGACAAGGTTTATGGAAACATAAACAAAAATGTTCTCAACAATCTGAAAATAGGTTATCAATACTTATTGAACAAAATAAACAAATTCTTGAACAAATACACCGTATGCGAGAACAACTAAATACTCATACTTCTATTTTTATAAGGTGCCTTAGACCTTTACATTAATTCTCCAAATTAATATATATTAAATACTTTTACAATAAATATGTTCTCTAAAAAAATCTCGGAAATAAAGTCCGAAAGATTTTTGAAAATGGACAAAAATTTTTGTCCAATTTTACTTTTCTGAAAATAGTTTATTAAAAAGGGTCTCTAAAATATCATTTTACACCATTCTGCAGCAAATACCAAAATAATCATCCAAAAAATGCACTGCATAACTTTTTTATATATATTATGAAAACTATTTAGGAAACTTTTTATGTTAACATATATTATTAACATTGTTAATGGAAAGTTGCGATAAAGTTGCTTCAAAATATTATTGTTTATATTGTGGCTATAATACGAGCAAAAGTAGTAGTTATAACAAGCATTTATTAACAGCTAAACATAAAAAGTTAACAAAAGGTAATGAAAGTAAACAACAAGTTTCTAAAAGTTGCTCTGAAATAAAATGTGAAAAGTGTAATAAAATATATAATTCTAGAGTTGGTTTATGGAAACATAAAAAAAAATGTTCTCAAAAACCTCTGGAAAATACTCTTACCATAACTGATATTACTAATCCTTCTATCATAATGAATCTTATTAAAGAAAACCAAGAATTCAAATCTCTATTGATAGAACAAAATAAAAAACAAGAAGAACTTATTAATAAAGTTATAGAACTATCTCGAGAACCTAGAATTGTAAATCATGGTACTATGACTCAAAATAACAATAACAAATTTAATCTACAAGTTTTTCTCAATGATACATGCAAGGATGCTATTACATTACAACAATTTATTGATAATATTCATATTTCTTTGGAAGATTTGGAGAACGTTGGTAGGAATGGTTATCTAAAAGGAATATCTGATATTTTTATTAATAAATTAAATACATTGGATATAACTAAACGACCTATTCATTGTACTGATGTTAAACGTGAAGTTATTTATTTAAAAGAGGAGGATACTTGGAACAAAGATGATAAGGATAATACCAAATTAAAAAATGCTATTAGAACTGTTGAAGATAAAAATTGGAATAAGATTCCAGAATGGCAACGCGAGAACCCGGATGTTATTCATTCTGATACACCTGAATATAAAATGCGTGAAAAAATAATGCGAAATATAGCGGATCATGATAATGTAGAAAAAATGCGTGAGAAGGTTGTCAAGGTTCTCGCAAAGGAAACACATGTTGATAAATCTGAAGACAATTCTATTATGGATATAGAAACCGTAAAACCGTAGAAGAGACTCGAGAACCTGTAATATTATAAAATGTTTAATAATATTAATTAAATATTATTAAATATACGGCTGCATATATGCTGCCATTATGGTTTAATGGCTAACGGGAAATGAGTAGGGTATCGGTTTACGACTGCGGGGAATGGTAGCCCGCGTTCTGGAAATAAATAAATAAATTTTGCCAGGATCGCCAACATCTGTTATAAAAAATTGAAATAATTATTACAATTGTATTATAAGCACCAACAACAACAAGTTAAATACCAAGCCTCCAACCCAACACTATTTACCCACTTTTACTTTTACTTTACTGTTTAAGTTTTAATTACCCTTTTAAACATGTCCACTGTTACCGACGCCACTGTTGATACCAATGTCATTGTTGAAAATAATCAAACTAAAGAAAAAAAACCACGTGCTCCCAAGAAACCCAAGGTTGTTGATTCTGATGCTACTTCCGAGGATGTTGTCAAAGCACCTAAAGAAAAAAAACCTCGTGCTCCCAAGGAACCCAAGGTTGTTGATCCTGATGCAACCACCGAGGATGTTGTCAAAGCACCTAAAGAAAAAAAACCTCGTGCTCCCAAGGTTGTTGATCCTGATGCAACCACCGAGGATGTTGTCAAAGCACCTAAAGAAAAAAAACCTCGTGCACCAAAGGCTCCCAAGGTTGTTGTTCCTGATGCAACCACCGAGGATGTTGTCAAAGCACCTAAAGAAAAAAAACCACGTGCACCAAAGGCTCCCAAGGTTGTTGTTCCTGATGCAACATCCGGATCCGATGATAATGAAGAAACTCCTAATGAAATTTCCGATCTTCCTCCTGCTGAAAAAAAGCAACGTGCTCCTACACTCCCTGCTAAATTTTCCAAGTTTATTCATTTTGGTGTTTGGTTCTTGAACAAACTCAATGAAAATCCTGATCTACCTGCTGTTGATCCTGAGTTTTTCAACGATAAACTTTGCCTTTTTGGTGATCTTCAAACTCAACAGGATTTTGTACAAGAATTCTTTGATTCTGCTAAAAATGTCAATAAGGATATTCGATCCCGTTTATTACTACGCAAAAGAGATGCTGCTAAAGCCTCTAAGCTTGCCTCTAAATTATCCCTCCTTCCTAAGCCTTCTAAAATTAATAAATCCAAGGGCAAAAAAAAAGTTCTTTCTAATGATCCCTTTGTTAACCTTGTCGTAG